ATGAACAAGCTAACAATACAACAAGCCTTAGAACAAGGCTACACCCACTACAATGTTGATCAGGAAGAAGAAGTTGGAAAGCTCGAGCATCTTCTTGAAAATGGCGTTGAAGAATACAACCGACGTAAAAAGGTTGTTTTGATGTCCAAAACAACAATAACATTCAGCATAAGTGCTGATACCATCCAACAGTTACTTACTGATTACATAAGCGGTCAAGAAGATTTCGCAATGGAAGATGATACTCTTTATGATGAGCTTGATATTGCTGACTTCGATAAAATTGCAGAAATGGTTAACATGGGTTTCAAAACAGGCTTTATGTTTCCTACTGATATCGAATTGATTTTAGAAAGCGAGGTTACTAATGACTAAACTAACTAATTTTCGATTAATGGGTACTGATGTAATCCTTCAAGACTACGAAGACGGAAAGGGTAAGATCATATTATCGAATGATGATTACGATTACAATCTATCATACTACTGGGGTTCAATGGGCCAAGGATATGACTTAAAGAAGTTCCTTATAAAAACGAATGACGGTTACTTGATTAATAAGCTTGGTCAACGTTCTAACGATGGCCCTATTAATATCAAAAAGACAATGGCTGCTGTTCGAAAATATATTAAGACTGATACTTATTGGCGGTTCTATATGAATTTAGAAGCTGACAAAGAGCTGAGAGATGCTTTAAATAATGTGCAAAGGTTCTCAGGTTGTCAAAATGAATTTGTACACATGATGCAGAATCTTGATGTTGATTTTCCAAAAAATGGACGATATCATGAGTATGAAAGTGATTTTAAGGATATGACTAAATCTATATCCTTTGAACCTTGGTATTTCATTGTAAATGATGAACCTGCTGTAAATGTTTGGCTAGGTAAGTTCTTACCCAAGCTAAGAAAATATTTAAGAAAGGAAAGTGAGGTACAAGATGAATTATTTAAATCCGACAAAGGCGTCAAAAATGATCAATAGAATGACAAAGACACCTAGAGCAATAGGCCTAGTATACCAATAGGATGGTTCACCCATTCTTTTCATAATGTAGCCAACTACTATACAAAAAACTGCAATTACTAATCCAGAAACATGGTCATCGGTCATCATGAAAGATAAAATAGAATTAAATAAGATAAGATTTCATAAAGTAAGCTAGTGCAATTAATATACAGATTGAACTCCAAAAAAAGAGGATGAAATAGTTAGTTCTGTAGGCAACATGCTCTGCTTTCTTTTTAGGATTTTTTAAATCATTGATTGACAATCCTAATCCGAAAAGGCCGACAACAATTAAAAATATATAAAATTCAATATCCATTTCCAATGGATAAATATAGTAAACAAATGGAAAATAATTTAGAAAACAAAGCAAAGTTCTTTGCCATTTATTGGGGTCAAAAAGTTTTCAAATGGAATGATGCACCAATGAAAAGTAAAGTTGGGATTACTCACATGACTAAGCACCATTTACTTAATATGCATTTAGAGCTTAAATCAGTTTCATTGATTACTGATGAGGATTTTACTGAAATAATGTGGAATAGATTTCCCTTTCAACCATCTTTTAAAAAAGGCAGAATATATCTAGAGCATCTAAATTGTACACAATGTGATTTTATTAGATCAAAAGGTTATGCAGTTCCTTTTATGGGGGCTTCTGTCGGTGAATTAATTAATATGGGCTGGTTAAAAATGGAAGGATCCCAAGATGAATCACTTAGTCCAAATAAAAGCGTCAAAAATGATCAGCAAAATAGGGAAGATACCAAATCCAATAAAACGAACATGCAATGAGTCATACTCTTTTGACCTTTTCAAATAAAAGCCAAGAAGTACAGAAAAGGCTCCGAGGATCATAAGTGATAGGTGGTCATCAGTCATAATCTAAAATACTAAAAAATAATGAGCTACAAGATAAGTGATAAAGCATTAGCCATACAGTTACTATGCGCTGGCATTCCTCAAAATAGAGTAGCTCGGATAGTTAACTGTAGCTCTCAATCAATAAACTACTGGTTTAGTCAGTATAGAGGGTACAGAGGTGACAACATCGAATTAATAATTAAACAAAGCAAATTATGATCACAGTAAATTCATTATCAGGAGGCAAGACTTCAAGTTATATTGCTGCAAACTACCCTGCTGACCTCGATATCTTTGCTTTGTGCTGTATTGATGATCATAATGCAAATGCTCATTTCCGTCAAAGATATAAAGACGAAAAAATGATCCAGAGGGTTAATGACAAATTGCAAAAGTATTCGAGTCAATGGCCTGAATTTGTTGCTACTTCTGAAGATCCTCAAATACTTTGGACCATGTTTGACTTAGAACAAATGATAGGTCGTGAAATAATTTGGGTTCGTGGCATGGGATGGGAACAAATGTTAGAGCTGAAAAAAGCTATTCCTAACATGAGTAAAAGATTCTGTACTACTATAATGAAGATGCAAGCAATATTTGATGTTTTGCTTATGTACTTCGAGCTTCCAGTAAAAATGAGAATTGGTTATCGGTGGGACGAAATGGAAAGAGCCGAAAAGTTTACAGAGTTATGGAAGTACGCGACACATTGTGAATATAGACCAAAATCAAATACATGGATCCATAGATGGCAAGAGATTGCTTGGAGAGAAGGTGAATTCCCCTTGGTTGAAGACAAAGTAATACACTACCATATCCAAGAATTTTGGAAGGATAAAGGCATTGTATTCCCTGATGATAGCAATTGTTTGAATTGCTTTTGGAAACAGGAACAACAATTAAGAAAGAATTTTGACACCCACCCACCAATTATGTATTGGGCAGCCATTCAAGAAGTTTTAAGAGGCCACACCTTTAAAGATAATAATGATCTACTACGAATCTCAAAAATGGGAATTCAACTAGATTTTATTTTTGGTACTGGCTCAGGTTGTCAAGCCGGATTTTGTACAAATTAACTAATCAAATAGCCATCAAATGAACAATCTATTTACAAACATAGCTCATGCAAGAATATGTGACTTCCTAGATGATCTTAATGAAGGAAGAAAGAAGAAATTCAGCATAGAATACATTATCCATGAGCAAGGGCATTACATCTACTGCGCGGTCAATAAAGATAAAGAAATTTACTTCACCGCTCTTACAGATACTGGAGAACTACCCAATGACATGGCGACTAATTGGAGAATATGGTCAGAAATAAAAAAGATTTTAATATCAAATAATAAAGGTTTAGGGAAATAATTAAAAAATCTTTTTAAGACCATATGTATCAATGAAAATATTTTTTATTCTGTGTAAGGTTCAGGATCGCTAATAGTCCAAGATTGTCCATGAAAATAATAAACAACTTGAACATAAAAATTCATTTCATTATCAGAATATTTAATTTGACCAACATTTAATGGTTGCATTAATATAATGTCATTAGGCAAATTTTCTTTGACAGGAATAGAGATAAAACTTTCCTTAGCAACTATAGCCTGATTAAAATTAAAATCTATATTGTAGAGATAACCATCATGAATATTTGTTAAATTAATATTTCTAATTGTGTTATTATTTGCTTTCAATTCCAAATAAAATCTGTCTTCTTCTTTTACTATACTGACAGTAAAGTAAGGCATTATTCCTCTAATGTATATCTTATTGGAAAGATCGTTAGCATTTTTTTGTGCAGTAAATGTTTTCACTAAATATATAGCTGTTATTAAGGTAACTAGAACCATGGTCCAGTCTGATGCATTTCCCCAAACTTCAGCATTAAATGGGAAACGAAATAAATCATATTTCCCATATAAAAAGTAAAAACATATGATAAAAGTAATTACAAAAACTATAACTAAAATGGAAACTACTTTATTAATACTGAAAAATTCTTTCATTGACTTAGGCTTAATATTTACAAATCAACAAAATTAAATGAAACTAAACAAACAACAACGCGAACAACTAAAACAAAAATTCGGAGGTCGCTGCGCATATTGCGGTGATCTCCTACCCGATCGCTGGCACGCCGATCACGTCGAACCTATAGTTAGAAATTGGACGAACGGCACTTGTGAGCGACCAGAAAACAATAGAATCGACAACTTTAATCCATCCTGCTCTAGTTGCAATATTGTTAAGAATTCATTGAGCTTAGAAGGTTTTAGACAGCTTATAGGAGGATTTATTAAATCTTTGAACCGAGATAGTACACAATACAAGTTCGCAAAGAGATATGGTCTACTTGAGGAGAAAGATGTTGAAGTTAGCTTTTACTTTGAAGAGGTAAAAAAACAGAGTAGGTAAACCTACTCTGTTTAAATATATTACCTCCAAAATAAATTATTGAACATGCAATCTTACCACTTCAATTCCAAATTTTGAATCACTCCATTTTATATTCCACTGCGGAAATTGACCACCCGTTCCATCAGCGTTAGGGAAATAATTAGTTCCTGCGTAGGACTTGTAAGCATCTGCGCCTCCAAACGGACCATGCATTATTCTCTTTATATCAAGTATAGGTTCAGCCATAAGAGGCTTAATGTGATCACTCCATCCTGCTACGATACCTAATAACTTATTTTCCCACATCATGTAATCATCACTATATCTATTTCGCGTATCTATAGTTGAATTAACCGCATAGGTGTAAGCTGCAAAATCATGTCTTTGAGCGTACATTTTACCTAATCTAAAGCCAAATTCATAATATTCTCGATAAATCGCGTGCACATCATTATCTACAGGAACAACAATCGAATTGTCTACAATAACTCTTTGCCCAAATGATGTAAAGCTAATGAACATTAGCATTATGGGGAATAATACTTTTTTAATTTCCATATTAAATTTGTTTATAATTTACTTAAAGATAAGTAATTATTTGCCACTTACGAAAAAAAAGTAATGAAAATACCGTTTTACGGAAACCCGTAAACTCATATCATATTATTTAATTAAGTTATTATCATGAAGATCACACTGCCAACAGCTGAGGCTGGGCAAGCAATTTTAAAAGCCTCAAAAGACAATATGCTAGTTAAAGGTGCATTCATTAAGTATGATGTCGAAATAGATGGAAATAGGCTTATTTTAACAGCAAAAGAGGGGTTTACAGAAAATGCAGAGGACGCGTTTTTATTAGCATGGTATGCTAAGGAATATATTTAAAGAGTAGGTTTATAGCCTACTCTTTTTCTCTAATTCTGTTCAACTGAATTTTTCATTTAGTTCGTTACTCCTAGTCGAATTCGGAGTGTAAATCATCGTTTCTGAAATCATGGAAAGGATTAATAAATTTATTAACGATCATTCTACTAAGAGGTAATTTAATTTAACAAGCTAACTAAGATAGTATTTTGAGCTATTACTTTAATATTGTGCTCTTCACAGATACATGAAAAACTTTTACTGTACATAGTATTTTCAGTATCTTGAAATTTTATACAAACATCAAAAAAAACCATTTTCCTTTGATTATCTGATATAAAACATTCAAATTGAATATCAGGAATGATCGCAGTTTCTCCTTTATACAAAAGATCGCAATTATGATTCTGTACTATTGGATTTTCATCTAAATCACCGTTTAATTTAATTTCACAGTTTATTTTTTTTACAGTGTTTTCCAAGGCTTTTATAACAATACTATATACTCCGTCAATTTCACTGCTTTCCATATACTTAATATCCAATTCAAAATTAGGTTCTATGGTTTTAATATATTTTTCTTTTTCAATCCTGTAAGCTTCAAATTGTAAATCCAACGCTTTGAATTGAGTTTTTAATGTGTATGCAATAAATCCAATAGAAATTATTGTGCAAAAAATTAAAACCCAATCTGCTGCATTTCCCCATACAGCTGGATCAAATGGCCGATCACTTAACTTACTTTTTTCATAAAGATCATATACTCTATTTAAGCAATAAACAATAGCGATTGCTATAATCATTTCTACAACATACCTTAAAAGTTTCTTCATACAATATTTTTAAAACAAAATTAGTATTTATTTATCACAATACTAATTAGTATGTTTGCAACATATACTAACTACACAACATTTATGATCTCTTTTTTAAAAAAATTTCCATTAGCTATTTTTATTTTAATACTAGTGATTTGGATAGCAAACTACTTTTTAATTGAAAAATTTGATGAATCGAATGAAATCGGCGATTCATATGGAGCACTGAATACATTGTTTTCAGGCCTTGCATTTGCAGGTATTATAATTTCTATTTTCATGCAAAATGATGAATTAAAATTACAAAGAGAAGAATTAGAGCTTCAGAGGCAGGAAATTATAAATAATAGAAAAGAATTAGAAAAACAAGCTAATAGTTTATCAGATTCTGCTAGGATATCAGCATTAACATCATTATTACAACATTATCAAACAATGGAAAATCAGTCAAGCGGTCCAAATAAATATAAATTTGCGGATAAAAAACAAAGCATTGTAAATTCAATTGATGCTATTTACAAGAGCATGGGAATAATTGGAGAAAACAAATAATATTAAGACTAGCCTATATGGCTAGTCTTAATACATAACCTTACCCTTTAGATTATCTTCCTCAACCCTTAACAGATCATCAATTACCGCACATCCCAATTCCCCATCGAGACTCTCCAAATAGCCCCAGAGATCAGCTTTAAATTCTGGTATGAATTTAGGATCGTCATCTTCTGTAGTAGAATCGGTAACTAGAACATTATAATGGTCTTTTTTAAGCTCACGCAGTACAGCGTGTGTAACTTTTACATATTCCATGGCTAAATCATTTAGATAGTTTAATATTTATCCAAGTTTTATTTGGTGTTTTTATTAGGGTTCTTGGCAATATTCGGTTTAGGATAAAGTCCTCTTCCTCTATTACGTACATATCAGGATCTTCAGAATCAGAAACATCTACCATTTTAAAAATCGCATCAGGATCATCACAATTTATATCAGATTCGACAACTTTTATATCATTGCTGGCTAGCCACCTTGCGAGCTCTTCATTATTAAAGACTTTGATATACTTAATTTCTACATCAAAATTCTTAAGTTCAATTTCAGTCAGATCCGGAAAAAAGGTATCCAAATACTTATTATATGCAGCTTTATCCCCTGTCCTAAGCGCATAATTTTTAACGATTAAACGATGAGGATTATATTCAAAGTTGAAATCCTGAGGATTTTCAACAAACCCGTAATGCTTATCATAGGCAATAACACGAGCTTCCATATTTAATTTATCTTGATCCATAAACATATAAGTTTTAAAATTGTTAAACATTTAAACTATTGTATTATGTGCTATCATGTATCCACACCGGACATTACCTACCTAAAGAAAGCAAGACCTGAGAAAGAGGTTATCTTTGAAGGATCAGAAATTTATCACGTCTCTGGTTTCGCTCGTCCTTACTTACCGGTAACACTTAACAATCAGGATGATAAGATTGTTCAGGCTCGCTGGAAATTAATTCCATTTTGGGTAAAAACAGAGGATGATGCTAAAAAATACGCTAACACATTAAATGCTGATTCTGGTACCATCTTCGAGAAAGCATCATATAAGAACTACATTACTAAAAATCGGGGTCTATTATACGTTAATGGCTTTTATGAGCCTCATAAAGTTTCTGGTAAAAAAGACACCGAAAATTATTACATATACACTCCTACTAAAGAGATTTTCACCCTTGGCATTGTATTCAGCGATTTCAAAGACTATGAGACTGGAGAAACTTATCCAACATTCTCGATAATCACACTGAAGCCAATCCCCTACTTGCTGAAATTCACAATGAAAAGAAACGTATGCCCCTTATTATTTCTCAAAAAGATGAAGATGCCTGGTTACATGCCACCAATAAAGACGATATCGTTAAATTGATGAATCCTTACGATGGCGAACTAGGTAGTCATCAAGTTGTCCGAGTAACAGATCCAAAGCTTACAGACACCAATCACCCCGACATTCAAAGGGCTATTTAGGTGGTTTGAAAGTTTTATCATAATCTTCAAGCTTTATCAATAAGGCTTGAAGCTCCTCACTTGCCCTTTTTATCCACCCTGCTCTTTGTTTAATAGCAGCGTAAGGACTTTTTACTACAAATTCCTTAATATTACTTAAGCCTGTATGCTCCTCTTTATATATCCGCTCCCATTTCTCTAAGAACTCTTCAGGTGTATAAAATATCCGAGAAACATCATGATAGATCCAGCAGTTATTCTGAATTGCAAAACGGTGCAAAGAAGTCACTTCAGCTGGAATTTCTTTTTTATCTTTTACTCTCCACGGTTGCATAATTTTAAATTTATTCAAAATTAGATTTAAAAATACTAATTTCAAACTAAATTAATACTAAAAATTATAGTAAATAAAAAAGGGAAGCAAAACAATTAAGTTAAATAAGTAATAAATACTTGATAAGATTGACTTTATTAGCTGTTTAAGCTATATTTGACAATGAATTTAAAAGAAATAGAAAGCCATATAGTTGAATTAAAAAACAACTTGAATATGTATACAAATTGCCTTGACGACCCTAATGAAAAGAGTGTTGTGAAAAAACGAGAAAGTAGAGATACTAGAGAATATTTATTAAATAAATACTGCAATTATATACATTCAAACAATGAATTAAAATCATTGCTTGATTCGGTATTAACTTCAAATCCGTATATTAATGGAATCATTGATGATGGAATATTTACCGAAAAATATTTTTTAAGAAATTTCCCTCAGATAATAGCTGAGCTTGAAAAAATAAAAATTGGATTTATTGTATTAAATGATAAATCAGAGAATGATTTTGAAAACAATATCCCAGTTGATATAGAAGTAGATCAGACTCCAAATATTTATAAAAAATTTATTATAATATATATTGATAATATATGTATAAAAGGTAAAAAAGTAGAAGATATTCTTAAAAAAATTGAACTAACAGAAATACCACTTGATTCAATAATAAAAATATCAAAAAGTGCTTAATTAGCACTTTTTAAAGGTGTCGAATACGACACCTTTAATTTTTATAGCCGAAATTTAAAATTTTGGTTTTACACCAAATCTTTTATTTAAAGACTTACATAAAGTATCTAAATTCTCATGAATGTTAGGAAGTTCCTGTATTTCCATAATAATTCACCGTCTATTTTTTCTAAAAAAAGAAAATATTTTTTATATTCAAGAGTAATTTCTGGATTTGCTTTGTTATTTGTAAAAATAACTTTTTTAGTTTTTGTTTTCATGTGTAAATTTTTTTTGGATAATTTATTTAAATAATTACTAATAGACATATTATACGCCTTTGTCTCAATGAAAAATTGATATTTCTAATTGAAAAAGGTCTATCAATTATTGTTTCATTTACTTGTATTATTCGTGTTTACATCTGACCATCTCGATTTATTTAAAAATATCTTCTTTTTTACATCTCAAAGCAATAAAGCCAAAAAATCCCACCAAAACTATTCAACCTCCAATTCAATTAGAAAAAACATCCTTTGGAATTGCTTATAATGGAATGTCTTTATTTTAGAAAGTATGTTGAAGGTGACTTTCACTTAGCTTATGGGAATATGAAGGAAGATCTAGCGCAGACTATAATTTTGGCATTGAAAGAAATTTATGAGGAAGAAAAAAAATTATAATTTAAATTCGATATAACTACGTAAGTTAATCAATCCATATATTATAAAAAACCTTATCTTTTTATTTATATTATTAAAAATATTATATTTACCTTAAAATAATAAAACTGACAAATATATTTTCAATGATTATTAACCTATCAAGTAATTACAAAATTTTACAAGAAAAAAATGGTATTTTTTTACCAGATTTAACTGTATTGACCGGTGAAAATGGTGCTGGTAAAACACAGTTTTTAGATTTTATTTACGCACAAACAACAGGAATTAAACATGGTATGATTCCTTATGGTACAATTACTGTAGACGGATTAAGTCATTACCCAATAACAAATGATGATGGCAAAGAATTAGAAGATATTGTCTTTACGCAACCAGGAATAATTCCTTATGATAATGGCGTAATACAGGGTGTACCAATATCACAATTAATTAGAGAGCAATGGAATGCGTTAAATCCGATTGTTTTTGCCTATAGTTTACTGCCTTCTAAAACCTTTACAATTGAAGAAGAAGCAATTGAATTAAATAGATTAATTTTAAATTTAGCTCAAAATCTCCACATAAATAAAAACTCATTTTCCCCAAAAGATGTAATTAAAGTAAATACTGATCAAATTAATAAACTAAAACTTCTCGCAAAACAGACCGGAAAAAAAATTGAACAAATAAATTTTTCTGATTATCTAATGTTTTATCCGGTGTTGACAGAGCTTTTCTCCTCGTCTATTGATCTATTATTTCATCAATTTCATCTTAAACATAAGCACTATCCTGTTTTAACTAAAGATATTCTTCCTCCATGGGATGTTTTTAATAATATTTTAGAAGATGTCTATTATAACTACAGAATAGAATATAAACCTTCGAATAACGATGAAGTTCCGTCAAATGTCTTATTGAAAGATCTAAAAAACGATGTTACGGATACAAGATTGGAATCGCTATCCTCTGGTGAAAAAACAATATTAAATTTAATCTTCGCAATATATCATTCAACATCTAATGGAAAATTCCCTGAAGTAATATTGTTTGATGAACCTGATGCCCATCTGCACCCCTCCCTTGCACACAAATTTATGTCAGTAATAAAAAACATTATTGTTGAAAAACAACATGTTAAAGTAATTATGACTACCCATTCGCCGTCAACTATAGCATTTGCTCCTGCAGATTCTGTATATAGAATGGATAGAGATTTAGGCTATCCAATTAAGGAAGATACAAGTAAAGTTATTAAGCATTTAACTGATGGCTTGATTACGGTGACAATAGACGACGTAAATTTAGGTATTGAATATGCCCTTAGCTCAACTGATATGCCCGTATTATTTACAGAAGGTATAACAGATAAAATAATAATTAACACCGCTTGGGAAAAACTTTATCCTGAAGTATCACAACCATTTTTAATTCAAGATTGTTTTGACGCTGGATTTCTTAAAAATCTTTTTAAACGAGGAGGTGACAGCCAAAATGGCATATTCGAATTGTATTCTGAAAAAATTATGATTGCCCTTTTCGATTTTGATGCAGAGGGTTATAATTCTTGGAAGGATCTAAAATTTGAGAACAATATCGAACAAGATCCTTTTCAATGTTTAACTAAATCTAATAACAAAAATGCTTATGCAATGCTTCTACCTGTGCCTGATATAGACGAGATCAAAAAACAAGTAATAAAAAGTGGTAATACCACTTTCAAACATGAATCGGTTCTAACAATTGAACATTTATTATTTAATGCTCCTAACTTTAGAACAAATCACTTTGAAAAAGATACAGTAATTGGTGGAGGTTTTTCGTACAAATTTCAGGGAAAAAAACGAATTTTCGCAGAAAATGCTAAGTTATTAAAAAAAGAAGATTTTATTGCGTTTATTCCGCTATTCGAGACTATTAAAAAAATAATTAATAAAATATAATCCTTAAACAAAGCGCATAAGTGAAATAAAAAATAATTAGTCCTCTCTTTTAGATATAGAATAATATATGGTGATTCTTGGTGTTACAAGAGTCACCATATATTATTATTTCCTTAAAGTGTAAAAGATGCCTATGGCAACTACAACAACTGCTAAGGATAACCATATAAAAATACGCCACTCTGGTTTATTAACAGTTTTACTATACTTTGTCTCATCCTTAAAGACATCATCAGTTAAAACACTAGAATCTCTAAAGTATTCAATACCACTGCTATGAAAATAAGAACTGTCAATGTGACTTTTTACATCATTATTATGAGATTGAATAACCTCACAATCTTTACAATTAAAACCACTGGAAGTCATTTCTACTACACTTCCTTTTACTTGAAGCGTAATTTTAGTCTTATCATCTGTAATAGAAATAGCTTTTTGAGCCTCCTTCTCAATAAGATTTAACCTATCTTTCTTTGATTCCGTAACAATTGATTTATGTTCAAATACTGCAGAATCTCGGATTACAGTTTTCTTTCTGAATAATCCGCACCCATTAATTAGAGTGCAGATTGTTAGTAATACTATCAGTTTTTTCATTGTTTTCTATTGTTATACGTAAAAGCCTACATTCTTCTTTTAAGGCCTCAACTTCGATCCGTTGCTCATTAAATAGCCTCTTGAAATTTGAATATTCTTCTTTTATGGCCTTTAATGCTTTTTTACATGTGTTTTCACCTTCTATAGCAATTTGAAGCTTTTCTTTTAATGCAGTGATAATGCCGTCTGAAGCTTCTAATTGTTTTTCTAATCGGTCGGTTATGCCCTCAGACATCTCTAATACTTTTTTAGCATTTTCAACAATTCCACCATCATTTTCAATTCGTTCTTTCGGCTTTGATCTCCACCATAACCAAATAGCTCCACCTACTGTTGCTAAAGCTCCCCAAAGATTGGGTAGTACATGTTCTTGTAAAAATTGCTCCATACTACTTAGTAAAATATAAATCTGCCTCGGCCTTTCTTCTCCTTACTAAACCTGGTAATACTTTTCCTCCAGCTTTATTCCATTTTGGAAATTCAGCTGCGATAGTAGAATCATTGGGATTTATATTTACTTTTTTCAAGAGGGTTGATTTACTTAAATTATCACCTCCTAAATTGAACGTAAAACTTACCAGCGCATCAAACTGATTTTGTGTAAGAGTTTTTTTTACCATACGCAACACATCGTTTTCGTAATTGGTTAGTATCTCCTTTAACATCGGATCACCTTCCGCCCTTCTCAATGGCTTATCTTTCATGGTCACTTTTTTGCGACCAGGCAAATAGTAAGTAAATCCATAACCTATTGTTGCAATACCTACCGGATCGAGGTATGGCTCACTATACCATCCCTCGAATTCTTTAATTAAGGCTAAGCCTTTTTGTCCTATTTTCATCTTATTTCCTTCTTATTTTTAAAGGAGTAGCCAATGACACTACTCCTAATACGTTATTATCTCATTTATCCCCAAACTTTAAACATTGACCAAAGGCTGTCTCCCATTTGCTCATAGCCTGAATCTGCAGGATGTACACCGTTAGTATACCTTGTTACCTTGTCCACGGTATTTCTAGAATTGGCATCCTGAACTACTTTAGGAAAATTGTAGATCCGGTCAACCACACAATTGTAGTTGAGTATAAACACCTTATTAACTCGCATTTCAGGAGTGTCAAATTTCGACAGTAAGGCTTTTTGCCATACTCTTAGATTCTTTAGATACCTATTTAAAGTTTGACCATTGTAATAAGCCACACCAAAGGCATCCTGTGATATTGTTGGAGGAATAGTGATCGCAATCCCAACCTTTATTCCCGATACTGCGCTTCTGATGGAGTTAACTAAAATTTCCATTTTGGCAATCCGATCTGTTACAACAACATTAATTTCTGTATCGGTTAATGATCCGAATATATCATTGATACCTAAGTGAATTGGCACCCAATCGTTAGCGACTAATGAAATACTATTGTCCGTTAGAAATTTTGCAAAGTCAACCTGGTTTGTCACTGTATTCCATAGAGGATTGCCTACAGCAGTTGAATAACTGCTATATGATATCGATGTATCACCAAGCCCGCTTGCTTTCGTCAATATACCTGATGCATTAGGCAAGTTTGTTCCTGCAGTACGTTCACAAGAAAAATATCCAGTCCCTGATGTAACATTAGTTTCTACTACAATGAATGTACTTCCGTTGTTGGTGTAAGTAGATCCGAGATTAGGTATACCAATAACCCCACTCACAATGAACTTGTAAAATGTTCGCCCAGCAGTAGTAAAATCTAAGACCTTCCATCCTGGACGACCTTCGTTATTTGTTGGTGCTGTCCCTTGAGTCCCCTTGAATGTAACTTTTAAAGCATCAGTATTAAACTTATCGCTTATTACCTTCAATACTGGAGATTGAACCCTTCCATCCTGTCCTAATGTAGAATCACTGATACATACAGCGGAAATATCCCCCGCTGTTGCACCATTGCTCACAACTAAACTAAAATCCTTGGTAGCTAATAATGTCCCATTGTATGAAACGGAAATTGTCAATGGGAATGTTCCTGCTTCTTGTGTTGAAAGCACCCATATCTTATCGCTCATGTGACGACCAGCTGATCCATTTACATCAATATCCAACATATCAAGCGATACATTAGAATAAATAATACTATTAAAATAGATATTTGTCTCAATACCCTTTACAGCAGTTATAACAGATGGGATTACTATGTCAGCCCAATTTGGATTTTTGGTTGGCAGGTTATCGGCAATGTCCTGTATCAATTTTGCGCTTGGCATTATTTCAGTTTCTGTATTTCCAAGCTGCATGTAGAATCCTCTGCCATCCGCTACTACCGAACTAGCCGTACTAAATCTGATATTGATGTTAGTCGATGTGGTAAATTTTGCATCAACTGCTGTAGTTGCTCCATATCGAGGCATCCTGCCATTTGCATGAATTTCAGCCCAGATATTGTTATTGGCTAGGTTTGCTATCTCAGGGAATACAAAAAGAACTGATTTTTCTTCATTCAAATTACCATCAAAATCCACAAATCCCTCCCACAAAACAGCACCGGTAAAAGTATTTTCTCTAAGTAATAGTCTTATTCTCGTAATTGGATGATCTGCTTGAGAATATTTAAATTTTGGAAGATAAAGAGCAGAGAAATTCTGTGCTTTGCCTAGATTTTCACCCCAACCAAGTATACTACCTGTCTCGTATTCTAACGTACCGTCAAATCCGGTATCTTTTAACATAACAAACTTAGGGGCCGTAGTAAATCCGTAGTCTGTACGCTCTTTTAAATTATATACTGCCCCAGTACTGGCTGGTTCTGTACCATCCTTTACTATTTCATCCGACGCAGCGCTTACCGGCAACTCTTGCATCTTGCTTATACTCCAAAATGGAGATGTGGAATCTCCACTCCAATAAAGTACACCTTCATTTCCCTGAGGTATGCCATCAGTCCCGTTAGGATTTTTCAATACCACATTATTATATTTCCAGTATCCTGAACTAGCATCAAAAAACCTATTATGTCCAGTTGGCCCTGCAGGTAATACCACCGCTGTAGCGATTGAAGTACCTCCTTTAATTGCTATCATTGATTCTCCAACAACCCCTATTACTTCGCTTAATCTTGATTTTGGTATTTTAGTGATAGGTCCACCATCTTTACCTGTCATTAAAAAATCGAAATCATTCACAGATTTTGCCTCTGCAAAACTACTAGGCCATATGTCTTTTTTTTCCTCTTTTTCTGCCATTTTATTATTTATTATTTATTATTGTGAATTATTAAATGTTTCGAACCAATACTGTCCGTTAAAAAAGAAAGTCTTTACAGCCCATCTTTTGAAAGTATTGGTTGTTGTGGCAGATCCATCCGCTTGAATGATGCTACCATTGTTTGATTTTAAAAAGAAGTCATTTTCACTTATGTTCTTAATCGTGACTTCATATCCTTTTTTTGCGTAAAAGGGTAAACTTAGATCACCTGCAATTACACCTGAGTTTATGAGCACACGCGAGTATTCAGCATCAATAGTTTGGTTCGTTCCTGTTATTTCTTGGAAATCATGGATTATTGCTTTGGCTCTGATTGCTCCCTTACTTACGTAAAGTGCATAATTATGAGATGCTCCTGAAGCTTCAATTTCTAATCCAATGTTCGTGTAACCACTCTCAGATGATTTATCCATTGTATTAAAAATGGAGACGGCAGAAGCCAAGGGAAATCCTTGTTGATCTTTATACAAATTCCAAGAAAGCTCTCGACGTTGCCCTGATACAGCGCCATTATCTCTCAAAAGAAAATAATCTCCATAAAGAAAGACGGATTGCATAAAGGCTGCCCAAGTATCTTCGCTTCCAATACTTAATGAAGTTTCATTTATATTGAAATTTCCGACTTTTCCTTTGAGAGCTCTCATTGATCCATCATTGAGCACTTGGAAAGGAGCATTATACCTATTCTGTTCTGTTGCTCCAGCCCAAAACCGCTGTGACAAATTCCCTATATCTGCCAATCCAGAAATACCTGCGTTGACAAAACCATCAGATCCAACGGTGATCAATTGCGCAAATAGACGCTTAACGTTAATCATAAAAGCGGTAATAACATCAGTTTCAATTTGACCACCACTGATAACTGTAAAGCCTTTAGTTGCGCGAAAGGACCTTACACCTTCGAGTACTGACGATAGGATCCCGAAATTGAAATACCAGTAAGGCACGTCTCCTTCTGTCGGGAATTGTGTTTCAGTGAGAACCCATTCGCCAGTTAATGAGGTCTTACTACATTTAGCAGCTAGATAATAGCTTTTCAAAGGATTAAGCCCAGTAATAGCATAAGGATCGAGATTCCAGATATAACCATTAGGAAGTCCATTAATTTTGAAAACACGATGGATTAATCTACCTGCCGTCATAGCAAAAGCATTTGGATCACCACCATCATTCACCGACATGGAAATACCATCAAGATCGTAATACATAGAAGGTGTACCGAACATTCCTACTATAGCCTGCTGAAGAGGTTGTGCGAGATTGCCATCAGGATCTAATACCTTTCCGATAAACTCTTTTAATGCTTGGGCATTGCGACGATCATTTTCCCAACTTTGCTTTGAGTACTGGGTAACGACTTCTTTTTGATCTTTTACATCGTTCTGAATCTTTTGAATGAGTGTATAAGTCACCTCATTACCTACCTCCGCGGTGAATGCCATTCCATTTTCTAGCACATCGGGGTAATGCCCGGGATATGAAACGCTTGTAACTCTTATATTTGCATTTACTCCAAGCTCTGAATCAGTAACTGGTATGATATCACCTGCATCTGGCAATGTCTCGCGGCGTTTTAGTTCAAGAAGATCTAACTCCAAATCATAAACTACTCTAGGCGCTGAGTTGCCAGTTAGATATTTAAGCCTTCCTTCTGTCAATTCTGCATAAGCAGCATCAATATAATTTTGTGGCATTCTAATACCTACTAGAGTGTATTTATCTCCTATTTCAGCGACAGTTACACCGAAAGGAAAGAAATTACCGTTACTATCTTTATTTGCCTTGTAGCGAATTGTTTTGGTAGCATGGTTATAACTTGTAATCTCAAATTCATTACCGTTTAAGGATCCTGATTTAAAAACAATCTTAGCTGTTTCACCTTGAACCAACTGACCGTTCAAATCAAAATCGATTGAAGTGTCTGTTAAGGTAAAGATTTCCTCACTGCTTTGTGAAACTGCAGTAGCAGTACCGGTTCTTTTCGGATAGATTTCTTCATCTTCAAAAATGCCTTCTCTGATACCGTATAGACCAACATTGTTTTCTATATAATCATTAAGCTTTAAATTTCCGATCACGCCTTCAGGAAGATTTTTATCACCTCCAACACCATAAGCACGAGTAACTATCACTTTATCGTTGATTGATTGGCGTGTGAGTGAATAAAGACCATTGCCCATTCCATAGGAAACAGGAAAATCTTTTGCAACTCCGACTGTCTTCTTAAGTGAAATCACTTTACCTTTAATATCCCACTCAGCCTCGAAAGCCTGTGCGATCATTGTTAATGCAGATAAGCAATCAACCTTATCAAAATCGATTGTTACATCTTCTAATTCTTCAGTCTCACCTAATGTCCAACCTGGATCAACGGTATTTACACTTTCCAGGAACATAGCCATGAAATCGTCAGGTTGACCTGTGTAGCTAAATGTAAATGCTACTTCGTCCTTTAGGATAAAGCGAGACAATGTGTGTCTATGTCCTTCAAAAACTACATCATATTGGTAAAGATGATCACGCTTTAAATTCGGTTCTTGATTAATAGTGAGAAGCTCTCCTTTGTATGTTATGGTATCCCCTATTCGTAGATCAAGCTTTGAAACACTCACAAATGAAAACGCAATATTATGTTCACCCATCAATTTCTTGTTGAATGTTGATTGATTTAACAGCAACATAACCGTATCAACTGCTTTTCTTTTAACCTGGATCTTCATTAAAACAATTGTTTATTTATCGTTACATATATTTGCTGGCCCAACTCAGTCAACACATAAGAGTTAATATCCTGAAGAGGCACAATAAGCCCTACCTCATCGAAATTGTTAATCACATTCAAGGTGAATTCACAATATATTTTACCTGATACAGTCAGTATAGGGGTTATCAAATTAAATGAAGGGCTATCTTCATAGTAAATTTTAAAGCTCCTGCCAAGCGTTTTTGAGTTCAGTAAAAAGCCTTTTGGATTTGATATCAGTTCTAAAATCTTTGTCCGCTTAGCAATTAAGTCATCCACATCATCAGCAACCATATAGCAGACTAGAGCATATTTCAAAGGCTCATATCGCACTGGGGAAATCGTATCACGTTCCTCGCCATGCTGGTCAGCCCAATTGTATGCAAATGGAGTCTTCGGCTTAGGAAACTTTAAAAGTTCTCTATAAAGAGTTCCTTGTTTGAAGAATAGCCCCAAGCTTTCGGTATTTGCGTTATTTACATCAAAGCTCATTTGCGATACTCCTTCACTTTTGATTGTTCGTAACTCTCAATATTTAATTTCACTTCTTGACGAAACTCTATACTGACATAGGCATTATCATGAGCAACGATATTGACGACAGCTGAACCCTTAGCATATATCTCGCAAACCTGAAAACCGTAAATCTCGATACTCGCCTCACCACCTAGCATAACTACTAACCGAGGATTTACAAGTGAACGTTGACCGTGCAAAAAGATATTCTCTTTTTCCAGTTCAGATCGATATTGATTAAATACCGATTCGTTTAAGAAATTACTTTCCATAATGAACTCAATACCTTTTCCCGTTTTCAACAACCGTATTAAGTCGTGTACATTTTTTGCCTTTTGTATATCTCGGAGCCCAGGAGAGCAAGCACCTGCGTTTTTCGCTAATTCATATATTTCTTTCATTAGAATTTCCCTCCTAGATTCTTGTTTACTTTTTGCAGTTCAGATACCGCGCTTTTTAATTCAATTACTGTATTTGCTGTATTATTTTGGATGGCATTTAAAGTAACTAGGCTATTTGTAGCAATATCCAATTGCTTACTGAGAGTTATTCCCTGCGTCTTGCTTTCCTGAAATCTTTGTTTAGCTAAATCATAAGTGGATCGATAAAGTCCCGTTAATTGGCTTGCTGTAGCTTCGGTTAGTTCTCGCTTTATTGATCCTGACAATCCACCACCACTACTAGAGTCTTTTTCAAGGCCAATACCTTTATATGCATCATCCAATGCAGAATTGAAGTTCTTTCCCGCTTCACCGATCTTATCCTTCCAAGTGTCAAAATCAAATCCAATCAAAGAATTGTTATTACCCTTCATGTAATCGGATACTTTTGATACCATTTCATTAACAATAGGCTCAATCATTTTAAGCTTTAAGCTATTAACTAGAGCTTTTTTGATGAATTGATCGAATGTTTTATCAAGAGCCTCTACACCATTTTCACCTGCCTCAAAAGCTGACAGTAAAGCATCTGCAAGTGAATTAGAAAGTTCTTTAAAGGAAGTCTGTACTAGATTTTCTGATATGGCCTTTTGAAGCTCTACGATTTGATTATTGATAGAATCAATCTCATTGTAGTATCCTTTAACCTTTTCCTTATCGGTTTTCTTCTTCCCTTCCTCCGATTTAGCCATTTCTTCCAGTAGCCTTTGTTGCTCCCTTAGATTGGAAATAGCTTTATCACTATCAGTGTAATAGTTTTCACCTACAGAATTGTTAATTTGATTTTGTAATCGGTCATATGCCTTACCTAAAGAGTCTAATTGATCTTTATACGCATCAATTTGCTTTTGGATCTTCTTGTCTTTGGTATTAAAGATGTCAATGACAGAAGTCAATGTTTTTATACTTCCTGAGATAATGGCTACAGGATTTCCTGATGCTATACCCGTGGCCAGTTCTGACATTCCACCTACCAGTTGACCAATTTGATTAACAGTATTCTGAGTTCCATCGCTAACACCCAATGAGCCAAGCAAACCTCCTACATCACCAATTATTGAGGATGCGTTTTGAAGATCAGAGGCCAAAGCAGAAAACATATCTTTTTGAGATCGTTTTGCTTGATCAGAATCTTTACTGTATAAAGCAAGTTGCTCTCTATATCTTTTTAGCGCTCGTGTGGAGGCTATCCAAGATTTTTCTATAATTATTATTGCTTCAGCACTATCAAGTTCAATTGTTTTCTTTTCAAAATCTCTATCAGACATCCCTTTCGCACGCTGTTCAATTAGGACTTTCCTAGCTGCTGCAATTGCATCCAATGAAGCTTTTTTGCCTAGAAAAGATAACCTCTCGAACATTCTTTCTGTATTGGCTATACGATCGAATTGAGCAACAAGAATTGCACTTTTCTCCTCCTCCAACGATTTTTTAAGAATCTTCCTTTGCTCATCAGTAGCATTTTCTCCTAATGATGTCATGTACTCTTGATGTTTCTTTTCGATCTCGATGATCTGATCATTAAAGGATTTGGACGCCTGGATCGCGGAGATATACTTTGAATTTTCCATATCCCTTTCCTCTTTATCAAAAGATGCGATCAACTCTCTTAAAACCTTTGCTCTTTCCTCTTGTGCCTGAGTTAGCTTTACATTAGATCCTTCGAAACCTTCTTTACTAGCTGTAGTTTGAAGAGCAATGATATCCATATACTCTTTTCTTAATCGTTCCTTGTATCCTTTAAATGCTTTTAATTCACTTGCATATCGTTTATCAGCTTCTTCTTTGGAAGTTTGTGTAGCAAAAGCATTATATTCATCAAGTAGCTGTTTTTGCTTACTTAAAGACTCAACTAAAATTTTGGTACCAGACTTAGTCTCAGCTTCGTTTACTTCAAATTTTTCACTTGCCAGTAATCCACTAGTGTCAACTTTTTGCCCCTTATTTTTAGGATCAGAATAGAATTTTCTAACTTCTTCTTTTATTTTAGCGTACTTATCTTTCACTGATTCAACCTCTGATTCGTCTCTTGAAAGTTGGTTCCTTGAAGCCGTTTCGTTTATCTTATCAATTTCAAGTTGTAGAGAACGTTGACGCTCTGTCGCTTTCCTTGCATTTTCAACTATTCTTTCAGCTTTTCTAGTTGCAGCTGCTTCGGCCCTTTCTCTTTTAAGCCTTTCCTTCTCAGATTCTTCTTCAAGACCTGCAATGCCGACTTTGGGTTTACCTGAAAAATCATATCCTTTCTTACTTCGGATTTGCTCCATCCTAGACAGGTGAAGTCGCGCTATTGATTCTTGCTTTTTATATTCATTGACAGTATCTTCATTTTCACTTAATCTACCAGATAGCACAGCTGCTTCATATTCTAAAGAAGCTTTTGCCATTTTATCAGAATATTCTTTAGCCAGCTTATAAGATTTTTCAAAATCTTGTCTAGTCATATTGGAAAACTCAGTTCTTATCCAGGCGTTTGATCCATCACCTATTTTGCTTATTTCCTTATTATACTTCTTTACATCATCAAATACCTTTTTTAAACCTAAAGCGTCATTAATTTCACCGCCTCTACCCCAATTGGTAGGATTAATTCTTGTGAAAAACTCGCCCCAAGAACTTGAGGTTACTACATTCGTAATGCCTTCAAGAATTTCAGCAAAGAAACCTACTACTGCAACAGAAGCTACCCCAATAGCTCCCGATCCATTTTCGATTGAAAGCACCATATTGTCCCAAGCAATTCCAATACGAGCAGATTGATTGACGATCTTACCAGAAGCAGTTTCAAATTCAGCATCCATTGCTCCAGTTGCGTCCTTAACATTTGTAAGTGCATCTGTTAGGATGTCGAAACCATTAGAGGCAAGAGATCCTAGCACAGCCTGATCTCTAATAGCTGTTATACCAACGGCTTCCAAAGACTTGTTAAAATCAGCTGCTGACTTACCGGTACGATTCAAACCGCCGATAAAATCGATTAGAACCCCACTGGCATCTTCTCTGAATCTTTTGCCCAATTCAGATTGCGTACCACCGACTAGCTTCAAGACCGTTCCCAATCCTTTGCCCGATCTGATAACTTTCTCAAGCGTTCCTAATGTTCGGCCCATTGTGGAACCAACTAGCTCAGCCTCTACACCTACTGATTTGGTTGCGGTAGCAAAAGCCAATACTTCTTGCCTTCCAACTTTATAAACTCCCGTTGATTGAGCTATTTTCGTAGCATTGCTAAGAATTTCATTTTCAGTAGCAGCGAAATTATTTCCAAGGTTTACAATCTCATCACCGAAAGCTTTTATATTTTGAACACCACCATCGGTCAGAGTTAACAGACGAGCTATTTCAGATCCTCCTTCTTCTCCTTTGATGTCAGATGCAGTTTCCAGCTTAGCAAGAGCTTCAGTAAATGCAAGTATGTTTTGAGAGCCTTTAACACCCAGCTGTCCTGCTACAGTAGCGTATTCGAGTAGTTTATCAGTTGATACGGTTTTTAATGCTCTTGAGAGACCAACGATATCATCTGCTAAATCCTGCAATGCTTTCCCCTCTAATCCAGTAGTCTTACCAACATTCAGTAAACCATTATTAAAATCAATAACAGTTTGTTTATTGCCTTTAAACAGCATGAATAAAGCGCCCAATGCTGTAATAAAAAGTCCAATTGGAGAAAGAACAAAACCTAATATTCCTTTCCCAATAGAGAGAAATGCAGCACCAACTTCTTTAATTGCACCTGGCTTAGTTGCTAAATCATCAAGTGAAGTTCCAAATACCTGCAAATGTTGATTTATGTTTGCTATCTGAGGACTGATAAGCTCCAGCGCTTCTCCATAGTTACCTACGTTTCGATAATGAATACCTAGAGTAGCATCAATCTTTTTAATTCCTCGATCTAATAATTGAGTTTGAGCAACTAAACCTTCTGACTTCTTGCGCAAAGCCTCGTAACCAGCAGTATTTTTATGACCTTGACGCTCCATTCGGAACATTTCAGCTAGAACTTCTTTCGCTTCTTTTCTAACTGCACCTAAAGCTTTATTCAGTTTAAAATATTCACTGCTTTCTTGCTCTAATAGCTTTTTTCTTCTCTCAAGATCCTTTTGCCTTTTAGCCTCTTCTCGATCTGCATCTTTACGAGCTTTTTCAGAATCGCGAAGAGCTTTCTCTGCTCTACGCTCTTCATCATTTGCTTTCCGACGTGCCTCTGCAGCTTCTTTTAATGATTTATTATATTCTTGTAGGCTTAATTGCCCTTTTTTATATTCTATACTTAATTCCTTTTCCTCTTGAATAAGGGATTCGGTGACTGACTTTTTATCGGCTAAAATTCCTTTGTGCTCCTGCTCAACTTGTTTTAGAAAATTTAATTCACTTATTTCTTTGGATCGTTCGTCTCTTAGCTTTTTAATAGCAGCAATATCCGCAAGCTTAGCATCTCGAATAGCTGAATTATTCGCGGTACGATTTAGAACCTCAGCTTCCTTTGCTGCAGCAATAGCATCTTTACCAACTTGCTTAATTGCTTCCGACACGGCATTAGTCACCCCTTTACTAAGAGTGGACCTGAAATTATTGCTAATATCAGCCTGCATCTTAGCAAGATTTGCAAGCTTTTTTCTTAGCTCCGAATCATCACCAACGAATTTAAATTTTACCTCTGCCATGTAGGCTCAAAGGTACTTTAAGGCAATTTTTAATTGAATTATTACATTCTGTAATACACCACTTTACAAAATATTAAGTAATCTATTTGGATAACTTAATATTTCTTTATATAATTGCATTACAATAGTTCATTGACATAGATTATTTAGCGACCGTTTCCTTCGGGTGAGTAAATCAAAATACAATAAGGGTTCACAAATGCTTGAACAAGGGTGCTCATAACGTCCTATTAGCCTGCGGCGGTCGCTTCTTTAAAGAAACAATAAAAACATCTTCTATCCGTCGGGTACGGATGAGTGAATCATAACGCAAGAAGGAATCGTAAAATCTCGATTATGGTGGTTTTCGGAATTTTTTCCACCTAATGACCCAGAGGAAGATGTTTTTAAAGATATAGCAAGGTGGCGGAATTGAGACGCTAAGGTGTAAGAGCAAGCAATTTTTATCGAAACAAATAACCGATCATTTGAAAGCGCGGAAGTAGGTAAAATAGTGAACGAAAGCAACGGGTGGCCCATAAATGAATCCGAGTAATTTGCACGCTCATGCAGGTATCAAATCCTGCCCTTGCTTAAAGTAGTAGTGATAACCACTTAGCCTATTCTCATAGGGGTGCAGATTATTAATGAACGTATAACAGCTATTACTATAAATTTGAACAGATGGCGGAATGAGTTGTCGGTTTTCGATAGCCTTGGTAGACGCTATTAAGCAGTAGGATGATTCTATAAGCTGAGGGTTGTAGGAAATGACAACTGGGGAAGTCAGGCGAAAAAGAGACCTGAATACAAACAAAAACTAGCAACAGCGTTTTGGTTCGAATCCAAAAGATAAAAATGGTCAAATTAGAAGCACAACATCTATGCAGGTTCGAATCCTGCTCTGTTCACAAAGGTCCAGTTATCATTTTAGAATGACCTTAAACTAAAGTAAAAATGGCGTGCAAATGGTTTGATATTGTAAAACACGTAAAAAATTGGTCAGTATCCCCTTCTTTATGTGTATGCAGACTTTCCTTTGGGTAAAAGTGAAAGCAGGCGGGGAAGTCGTCTAGGGGTTAGGACGCAAGACTAGTGGGAAAGCGAAAGTTACTACCATCTTGAAACGGTGGTTCGATTCCATCCTTCTCCACTTTATTAACTAATGTTCTTTAAAATCATGAAAAAAGTAGGTTTATTATTAGCACTCGGTGCAATGCTATTCTCAGTAACATCTTGCTATGACTTCAATCGGAATCAAAATTTAAAAGATGCCGAAAACAATGGTAAGATGGTCCTAGCAGAAGCTGAGAATTCAAAGAAAGCAGCAATTGAAACTGCGAAAGCTGAAAACGAATCAGCAACCTTACAAGCTCAAGCAAAGATTACCATTGCAAAAGCAGAAGCTCAGGCTGAGATCGAACGAGCAAAAGGAGTTGCGGAGGCCAATAAAATTATTGGTGAAAGCTTAAAAGGGAATAGCGAGTACTTGCGATATCTTCAAATTGATGCCATTAGAGGTTCAAAAGGTGAAAAGATATACATCCCGACTGAGGCAGGTCTCCCAATAATTGAGCGAAGGTAATGAGGGCAACGATTGCATTTATAATTTTTATCGTGATTGTTGTTCCAATTGGAATAGTGATCTACAAAGAGCTTATCAAATATTTAAAGGGTAAGTAAGGCAAAACTTGAGTGTAGCCAAGCGGTAAGGCATCGGTCTCCAAAACCGCCATACAAAGGTTCGATTCCTTCCACTCATGCAAACTAAGGGTGCTAATTGACTTGTGAGAATAGGTTAGCGTCAGGTGGATAAACTCAATGACAGCTCGGAAAGACGAGCAAAATGAGGGCGTGGCGAAATTGGTAGACGCTTACTGAAATTACAAGATTAAGTCGATCTGACTGGTACTAGTAAAACAGAGCAGGTATTTGGCACGAGTAGGTTCTTTTTTCGGTAAATCATGCGCATGAATACAGGTTCAAATCCTGTTGCCCTCACTTCATAATTTTAGGTTTATAATTGGTTTAGCCGTGGGGACTCTCCCCGTTTTCCCACGGCTTATTTATTTACCTGGATTATAACGAAACTTTAAAACATGATTATGAAACCACAAGATTTAAGAATAGGGAATTTAGTTATACTTAGCGTTGCGAATGTTAATCATTATGGTCAGATCCATTCACTTACACCAAGTCGCCTTTTAATAGGTGACGGCATAAAATGTGATTACATGGATTTAGAGCCTATAATTATAAATGAAGAACTATTAATGAAGTTAGGAGCTACAAAGTTCCCAGATGGTCAATCTCTTTTATTAAATAATAGATTAATTGGATATAGACAATGCAGTAATGTATTTTATGATAAATCCACGGGTATAAATATCCAATTCGTACACCAACTTCAAAATCTATATTACGAACTTACAGGAGAAGAACTGGATGTGAGTTTTTGGGAATAATACAGCGTTATTTTTCGAGTAAGTAATTGTTTAGATAAAGAAGTCTAATTATATATTTTTTAATATTAAAATTAATTATATTAGAAAAAATATAAAATACGATGACCTTTTCTTATTATCAAATTATTATAGTTTTTACAATAATACTATCTATAGGTATATATAATGTATTAAAACAATATTTCACACTGTCTAAGAAAATAAAATTTACCGAGAAATACCTTGATAAATTTGTTCAGTTGTGTAATAGTTATGATGAGAATATATATAATAGAAACCAAAGCCCAATATATGACCGTGAGTTATATATTTGGTTAACACTACATGTTAATAAAATAACTTGGATAATGGGGAAAATGGGTGAAACTCATTATTTTAATAGAGGATTACAAGTTTCAAATTATTCATTATTATTAAATACCCTTCCTAAATTTAGAGATCGAACATTAGATCAGTTCGATATAAATTCTTCCCAAGACTGTCTTTTACGATTTATAGGCGTAAAAATTGAGCAAATGGATTATGCATCAAAAGATATATGGAATCCATTAATTTGGTTTAGAGAGGGAATGAGGGAAATTGTTTCATCTCCATTTACGTTGTTACATTTTTTTGGATTAATAAAGTCGCCAGCGATGATATCAATAAAAAATAGTGGATTGATAAAAATTATCTCAGCTATATTTTCAGTGATTGCTGCTGTAAGTGGAATTGTTACCATTATAACTGGGTATGCACCATCACTTAAATTTCTTAAAGATTTCTTCTAACGAATTATATTTTGAATATTAAGCGTTATTTTTCTTAAGTTTGTGTTAACATACACACATTATGAAAAGAATATTACCAGTTTTATTTGTTGCATCATTAGCATTGTCCGGTTGCAGTAAAAGCTCATCGGATGATCCGATTAAGCAGATAGAAGAAACTAAAACGCCTGAACAGATATTGCTCGCGAAACTTGAAAAGGCATTACCTGAAATGAAGGATTATCCAATAATAGGGTTTAACAGGTTACCGAACGAAGGAAATTACATGATTGGCGGTATTAACAATGACAGATATTTGTTCTCTCTAGTATCTCCAGAGAATAAAGTTGTTGCAAAATTATCAAAACAGTTAGAAGTAGGAGCGAAAGGGAAATATAAAAAGTTAATCGTATCTACAGTAAAGGGATTTGATGACTTATTTTACTTTTCACTAATTAGTGATTCTGACATTGTTAATTCTGGTCATTTAATCATTATCAATGTTGTTGACGGAACAGTATACCCGATTAGGGATAATGATGCCGACATGGAAAAACTTGTGAGACTAAGTAAATCTTACGAAGTAATTTCTTTTATATCTGGGAGTAAACTTAGATTGTATTCACACAAAGGAGAATTGTTAAATACAATATCAAGTTATACAAGTGTAGTTGAAGGTGAAAATTATGTTATTATAAATAAAGACCAGGTAATTAAAGCTTCAGTAGGAGGTGATTCTAAAATATATCTTAGCAACCTTAATATTCATACTCCATTTGGTCAAACAACAACAAATTGGACTAAGTCGTTTTCGATTTTGAATTGGACACCAAAAACTGGAGAAACACAAAATGTAGAATTAAAAATTTCTGATGATAAAGAAAACGCTATTATATCATATTCCGCAAAGGGTAAAAAATATGATGCGAAGGGTGATCTTCAAGATTATACAGAAACTGGCACTTTCAATGTAAGAAAGACCACAGGTGAATTAGTTAAATGATAAAGGAAGGGTCCATAAAGAAAGTGGCAACCAGAAGATAAATGAAGTTACAAATGAACTAATCCAAAAGCTATATCTGGATTTAAAGCAGGATAGCAGTAATGATTGGTAATAAAAAAGCCTTACAAATTATTGTAAGGCTTTTTTTTAATCCAAAGTATCTGCCAAGCTATCAACTTTACTTAATTCTTTATCAAAGTAAAAGACTTTGGAGTTTAAAATCTTCGCACCAAATCCATTTTTAGCCCTGAATTTATGTCTCATCATAAAACCTGTAAATTCGGGAACAAAAGACTTTTTTAAACTATCTCTGATAGTATTATAGTCTTCATAATTTCTAAATTTATCGTCATACTTTTCTTTATTTTCTAAATACTCTTTACTATAGGCGTAAAAAGTTTTAAGTGTATCCAGCTTATCAAATTCAACAGGTTCATAGCTCTCGGGATCATTCGCTGATGCTTTAATGTAATCATTAATTAAGCCCTTGGCTATATCTTCATTGGATTTCTGACAACCTACTAAAGCACAAGAAGCGATAAGTATGTAAATTATTTTCATAAGAAATTCGGTTTAAAATATATTCAAGATACAATAAAGAAACTAGATTTAAAAAATCAAGATACTTTTAATGATATCCATCGTTTTCATAGTCAACATTTCTGATGGCTGTCTACGTATCAGTCTCCAACCTTGTTCAACAAGTAAATTATTCTTTTCCATATCTCGAGCGATTCCGGTACCAGAGGAATGACCGCTATTTCCTTTCATCCAAATGCCACCCTCCTGCTCGATCGCGATCTTATACTCAGGAATAGCATAATCAATTCGAAACAGACGATCAGTAGAAAAATAAAACTCGGGCCAGACCTCGATTCCTAGCTCCTGCTCTACAAGCTGGATAAATGGATCCTTATATTTGTCTTTGTTTTTGATATTACGGCTATCATCAATCCACCCTGTTTTAATCCTTTTGGAACGTTTCTTTCGTTTTGCTGGCATTGATAAGGCTTGTTCTGAATTTGGAGGATACAGCACGCCTTTGACCTCTACGTAACCGCGTGACCTAACGTCTTTGATTAATGCTGTACCCCAACCTTTCATTTTTAAACACCTTTACCTTCTTGTAGTCTCTTACCAACATCAAAGAAGGACATTGATCCACTTACACTTTTATTATTAGATGAGCTTCCACCTTCTGAAGATGATTCTGTTGATACTTCTGGAATGACTGCATTATACATAATCAGATTGCGCCATGAGACTTTCCACTTTACATCGTGCTCACTCCATCGGTAGTATTTACATATACTTGCTACGAATCCCCACGGACTTCGGGCTCCAGGCTGAGGTTTAGATCCTGAACTTTTCTGAGTGATGCCGTAATGCCGAAAAAAGTCTCTACATCTAACCTCCGGTAGATGTCAAATGAAAGGCTTTCTAATTCTTTAATTGAAAATTGATTATTTAAAGCAAGGTAAAGCCATCGAGGTGGCACAGATGATCTATTATGAATTCCAATAGCTATAAAGCTGATTAAAATAGGAATGTTGGCTCGAATGATCTTATATAAACCTAGATCCTCTGTGTCTTGTTCATCCTTAGTTGTTTTCAAATCAATCAAAGTTCCAAGTAACCGGTAGACGGTACCAGGAAAAGGATCTGCTAAATAAATCTTCTTGAATCTTGGAAGTATAAAGAGGAAAGACAGTAGTTTATGCCATTTCTTAACATAATCGATCTTAACCTTTTTAACGAATTGTTTACGATCGGTGATGGTATCAACAATTTCTTGGCCAACTGGATTAGCCGATTCTGTATTTTCTGTGATCATGTGGTTAGGGTAAAAAAGCCCTACTTACCGCCTAACCTCGGCTTTCAGGCTCGTTTAAGATTGTTATTATCCTTCTGGAAGGGTTACATCAACATATTTGAATCCAAACGCTGGGACTGCAGCACCTGTTGCGTCTGAAGGAGTTGTTGCGTCACCGCTTAAACTCAAAGCAACAAAGCCTGATTTCGTAAAGTTATTTACAATACCTGTTGAGATTGCTGCAACTGGAATTTCCAAAACGAATTTCTTTCCTTCAAATGGTTTTGAAGTGAAACGAATAGCCAAATAATGAATTTCATCATTGATCGGTGCTTTGAACTCAGTTGCTGCGGTTGTAACTTCACCTTTAAACAATAAGTTCGCGTTGTCAATGGACATATCCAAAGAGTTTGCTGCAAATGTTGGTGGATCTGTTTCGCCAGGTAATACCCAACGAACACCGGATTTATCTTCTACTCGGAAACGAACTTTTTCTAAAGGTGGAATGGTCATGTTAACCGAGTCCATCTCGATATCAACAATCTTTTTCCAGCCTGTGGTTGGCATGGCCCCATTCAATCCGATTGGAGCTAACTCAATACTTTCAACACCTGTTACAGCTGCCATAATATTTTATGATTTGTGGCCTGCACTGCCATGTTAATACTTTTATTAATTTTTGTCCCTACGTAAGTAGGTATATTTTACTTTGAAGTTGAAATACCAGTTCTTTCCATCGGGAATTACCTCACCACCACTATCAAGTTGAAGGATAAAATCAAAACCTCTGTAATCGTCAATAACCTCCATTAAAACCGATCCTATTTCATTCATCCGCGCAATATTCGGTTGAGTAGTATCAGTTGCGGTTGGATTTGCCGCAACTTGATTTTTAAGATTGGGAACGTGAGTATTTAAATTGAAGTAACCCTCAGTAATCTGCTCAGCACTTGCTACTATGGTATTAATGACTATATCTTCTTTATCAGAATTAAGTCTTCTGTTCATGATCCTAAGCTCACCGGTTAAAGAAGTATTGGTTATGACATCTGCCATTTCAATTACCGCTTTAATATCCTCCATCGCTTGAACAGCTGTTTTAAATACTTTAGTTGCCATATCCTATTGAATTGATCCGATCTCATCAAATGCTTGTTTCAATGCGCTATCTAAATTGATATAAGCACCTTTCAAGACATCAAATCCCCTACTCTCAACCCAACTAGAATACTCCATGCCTGAAACAAGAACTACTCCCCATCCCGTTGACTCCCTCAATACATCAAGCGCCACTTGCAATCCTTCCTTCACTCCTGTTACCCTATCTGTTCCAACCGGACTTTCTTTGAAACTTGTATGAACGACTTTACCATCCTTGTAGATAATGAAACCTGTCGAGCTTCTTAGATTGCCAGTATGATCATCATAGGCTTTTCCATTTGTGATCTTATTTCGTACCAATTCAACACCGCGTTCCAGGACTTTAGATAAATGCTGTATGACTTCCTTATCAATCTCACGTTGAACCTCTAGCGCCAAAGCATTCATGTTGGTCGTTATTTCAAGTTCTATTTTCATTACATCTTCCCTCTACAGTGCATTTGTCCTTGATGAAACCAAATCAATTCTTGCTGATAAACTATGTAGGCTCCAGACATATCCTTACCTGTTACCTCAATTCCTGATAAAATAGGTTCAGTACCGTAAGGAAAAGCGATATCAAAACTATATTGAACCTCAGTACCATCTTGTTTTCTAAAAAACGACGTACCACGAACAGGAACAAATCGACATTCAACAGTCACTTCATTGCCGTTTTGGTGCTCATAGGTTAAAGTATCCGGATATTGATTTTCTACCATAAGTCGGAAACGCTTGTAATAGTTGGGGTATCATCTTCTTCCATTTCATCAGGCACTCCCCATTTTTTAAGTAGCGCTTTACGAAGCTTTAGAAGACCATCAATGCTACGTTGAGTAAGCAGAAAGTCTAATTCCTTGACAGAATCTGGTGAAAGTGCTACAACGAAGATTAGCGCTGCTAAAGCAAGATCAACCCCTTTCCTGCTTTCTTCATTTTGTGGAGTATATTCCTCATCAGGAATAATATTTTGCTCCAATAAGACCGTCGTTACGGATCCAGGCTTGACGGGAATGTTAATTTTGCTCAGCAGTGCCTCTCTATTCGTCATAACTTATCCTTTCTGAACTAATTCACGACTAACAAGGTTTTCCAGACGTTCAGCATCCAAATGAGATACATCATCACCAATGTTGAAAATACCTTCACCACCTTGGTTATCACGGAAAGCACTGATAACAGTAAATTTCTTCTCAGATTTTACTGTTTTAGCTTTCCCACCTGCTTTTACCAATTCACCTTGAAGCTTCCCGATTTGGCCTTTAAGATCTTTGTTTTCAGCTTGAATCTTTTCGATTTCAGGTTTCAACTTATCCTTGAATGCCAGATGCTCTGTTTCTAAAGCAGCAATTTGATCAGTCTTTGCTTTCAAATCGTCCTTCAATGAAATAATTTCACTGTCTTTAGCATCCAATTCACCTTGAAGTTTTTTAATATCTTCAGCTGAAGCATTAGCATTCGCGTTAAGATCCAACTGTGATTGATCTGAAGATTGAGCTCCTCCTACTTTAGGAGAAGATGCCGGAGTAGTTGCTCCGGCTTTCTCTGTTTTGTTTTCACTACCCACCTGGTAAAATTGTTTTAAGAATGAATGTCGCTTTCGCATTGAATAATACTGGAGTACAGTACGCGGTACCTTTTGTAACTACAGTAATAGGATCCTCGATTCCCCAAGTTTTTATCAAGACAATACCTGATTTGGTTTTGGTTGCAACACCTGCTTGAACATATTCATCAGCAGAAGTTGTGTGTTGAGTTTTACCTAACTGTTCAGTTACAGAGAAAGAAACGTGTCCTGGTTCCCATCCGGAAACAACAGTTTGCTCACCGCTTTTAGATTCTTGAACCATTTCTGATTTCCAAATTTTAAAGATTGGTAAGCCTTGAGTTTTTAAAGAGCTATTAATGTCATTGAGAGTAGGCTCCTTTTGCAAACCTAATGCAGTGGTGATATAGGTAGCACAAAACTTCTGAACACCCGCATTCTTAGCCATTAGTTCAACAGTTGTGTCCTCACACCAAGCAAACTGTGGAATCGGCTTATTTGCTAATCTTGCAGCTGCTTTAATTCTTCTTATATCACCGATGATATCAGCATCTGGATCACTCCAGTCTTTAACAGCGTTTAAAAAGTTGGCAACAGGGATTTGGAAGCTTACATCAGATACAGTTTGTACACCTTGCTCGTTATTGATTTGTGTTAGCTTATATGCGCCAGTTGAGGCAATACGTTTAGCCAACCACTCATTACGAGCTTCAATACCATTACGTGCAAAAACTTGATCTTCATAATGCCAATCTAATATGCGTTGTGCAGCCTCTCTACGAGTAGGGCCAGCCGGCAATCTTCGTACAGCATCTTCTAACTCGCGCAATGTGTTAAAGTCTGTTTCAACTTTATCCCGTGCGATTTCAATTTTCGGCATATCACCCTCAACTTTAGTTGGAGTATTACGACCAAATCGAGGTGCAGCACTATTGAAATCAGTTACTGCTGCCATTACTTTAGCACCAAACTGAGCCTCCAGACCAGTCCATTTTAATGTTGTCTGAAATTCCAATGGAAATGCAGTTTGATATTGTAACGCATCGAATGGATACGTTGTAATATAAGCCTGTGCATCTGCTCTACGGAATTCCGGCACTAATTCTTGTACATTTATCATTTTATATGATTATATGTTTTGTTCTAATTCTGTTAATTACACGAAGGTGAATCGTGGCAATGCCGTTCTTAAATCTTCGATGATTGCTTGCAATGCAGCAGGCAAAGCTTTGATACGAACTGTACCACTGATTACCACACCATTTGCATTAGTATTACCACCATCTACAACCTCAGAGGCACGATGAGTAAAACCAATTGGTTTAATAGTGCCATCAACTGCTGTCAACACCTTTCCAATTCCACTCGCAGGATCTCGCCCCACCAAAGAGCCCTCAGGAACATATCCATCGGGATAATCTACTTTAGCGACGTTGAGCATTAACCCACCTGGAAGGGTATCAATGACATTTTCAAAAACTACTTTTTGAAAGCCTTGAGTACCCGTTCTTTTAACTCCAATTAATCCCATTTAATAAATTTTTATGCGTCTGCTTTAGCTTTAGCCGCTGCTTCACGCTGTGCAATAATTTCTTTCATTGCAGGAGACACCTCGTCATCCTTCAATTTGCCACCACCTGCACTTCTTCCAGGAGCATCATTTCCAAGACCAGCATCACTAGCAGCCTGAACCTCCTCAGCAACGTCTTGTTCCACATCAGCTAGGTAGCTTGTGAAATCCTCATCTGAATCGATTTTTAATCGATCGAAATCACGAAGAGCTCGAGCTTTAAATTTTTCAGGTGCATCTTTTAATTTGGTTTCAAGTTGTTGGCGACGTGTTTGGATTGTATTGCCTTGTTGAAGGTTTGCTACAGTGGTTGTCAAAGTTTCGATAACCTTGTTTTGGTTTTCTACATGAGCTTTGAACCAAGCAGGAGCATCATCCTTATCTTTTTCAGCCGGTGCAGGTGGATCAACCTTTGCAGGATTTTCAGGATCAACTTTATCCTTATCTTCTGCTGCTCTCTTGTCTACATTACGCTTGGCATCATCTAATGCTGCCAAGTCCTTGAAACTTAAAATTTGATCTAGTTTGTCGATCTCACCGTCGATCTCGTCCTCAGTAGATATTAATCCATCTAACTTGTCCGCAAGTCCGTTGATTCTGACATTTGAAAGATTGACACCCAAAGCGGTTGCCTTTGCTTTCAATTTGGAAATGATTTGTGCTTTTAATGACATGTGTTTTTTGTATTTAGAGTCTAGTCCAGAGAGCTATTCCGTCCAATCCTCGGTTGATAACTTTAAATACAAAAGTAATCCTATTGGATTACTAAATTAAGATGGGTGATTTTGTAATTTGGGTGATTACAAAAAGAAAACCATCTTGATATCTCATCAAGATGGTTTGCTAAAATTGAATTAAGAAAAAATTATCTTTAATTATTTATGATAATAACTTTTCATTGGTGAACACATCAGTTACTAATTTGAATACTTCTTCAGCTACTTCACCTAATCCAGCATCAACTAATTTTCCTGTCAACAATGATTTCCAATCCTTCTTTCCTAAAACATTAAGTGTCTCTTTTAAAGATTTAAATTCAACTTCGAAATCATCGTAAATGACTTGATGCCCTACCTCAAGAGTGTTAATCCTTGCAAGCAGTTCATCCAATTTTTCAATTATTATGTCTTTTTCATTTTCAGAAAACAAATCATTTGGAGCATATTCATAAATTTTCATCAAGTATTCTTCTACATACTCTTTTCCAGAAGCGGAAATTGAAACTGCTGCATTACTTTTACTAAAGGATGTTTTAACATATCTTTTATGTTCTAATGCCTGTCCGATGTCAATCGCTTCATCTAAACTGATATCTTCATATGGTTTCAATAAATCAATTACCTCAAAAAAACCTGATGTTTTTTTATAATACAGTTTTTTTAAGATAAGGTCATACTTTTCCTTCATTTTTAATGGAGGTTTTTGATCGTATTCCGATCGGATACTCTCTTTTTGATTCCTCCTATTTATTATCGATTCCGCATATTCCTCACCTCTAATAGTAAGATTAGCTACAAATCCTGATGAGACAGCCTGCCCCATTATTAGTCCAGAATTTTTAAGATCTATTCCTATTCTTCTACTTTCAATTCTATCAATATCAAGTAAATTTGTGAGTGGACATAATTTCCCTTTAAGCTCACCTGATTTAAGTAAATCGTATAAACCAATTAATATAGTTTCTTTTTTTTCGTTTATTGTCATTATTTACACAAATAAAGGTTTAATACAAAAATAATCTTTTTTTCATAACCAAATAGATTGTACCCGTAACTAGATTTAAACATTTAATTTGATATTAACTCTGAACCATTATATATTACGAAAAGAAAGGTTATCTTAGTAAATTACTAACAAATTAAAATTATGGCAGAAAAATTAAAAGAGGGTGATGTAGTTCAGTTGAAAAGTGGTGGACCTACGATGACAATTAGTGGAATTAGAGATGAGAGAGCTTATTGTGTATTCTTCGATAAATCTGGAGCTTTTCAAAATGTAGATATGTCTACTGCGTCACTTATTAAATTTGAAGACAAACCTGAGGCACAAAAGTTACCCTCATTTGAAATTGATTAAGATATAAGATGAATCTTAATAAACCTAGGATTTAGTACTAATCCTAGGTTTATCTAGTCTTAAAATTTACTAGCTCTTAAGAATTGTCAGATTTATAATATTTAAATTCGCAATTAGGTTCACCTAAAATATCCCAAGCATCTCTAATAGTTTTTTCTATAAAAACCTGTTGATTATTCTTAGTTTTCGAATTTAAATAATAAACCAAATCTTGATCTAAAATTACCTCAAGCGTCCCTTTGTGATCAATCAGTGATATTATCGATATTAAATCAATTGGAGAAAGGGTTAATTTCAAAGCTTCTATGAGAGTATCCATTCTTTGATCTGATCCACTTGCCCCAGATCTACCATAATCTATATGTTCAGTCGTTTTCATATCTCTATATAATAATTTATCTAACTATTCCACCCAACCAAAACTAGGTTTCTTATCTGGACCTATATACTCAACAAACTCAGCCACTACTTCCGGTGAAGAATGAATAATTTTTTCATATATCTCAGTGGTAACTTCCACTACATTAAGCTCTTTACCACTTTGCAGTGTAATAGTAGAAAAGTGATCTTCTTCACTTGAGTTAGCTTCGATTGATTGTATTGAACCTATCGAATAGAAATTAGAAATTTCCGCACCACTGCTTGCTTTAACTGTAAAAAAATTTGCCATGTTATAATTGTTTTACCCCTAATTTAAAAAATATTTCTAAATAAAACAATTTTCATCACACAAATAACAAGAACTAAATTATTTATTCACTAACCGGTTCCTTAACCTTTGCAGCATCCAAAGCAGCCTGCTCAGCCTCTTCCCTCTTAATCTCTGCCATTTCCTCTTCAGCATTTTTAGTTAATGGAGAATATTCGATAGCAGTCTTTTGCGATAACACCTTAGCACCACCGGCAGCTTTTTGAAGCAATGCAACTGTCTCAGAATCGTCGTTAATACGGAAAATAGGAATATCAAAACCTATTTTAAAAGTCTTTGCTGTAGTATCTAAAGTTTTATTAATTGCAGCAGCACAAGCAACATTAAGATTGATATCACGCTGGGTACTCATTCCATATTCGCCATCAATCTCATCACGAGCTGCTAAGTGAGCATCTTGAAAAATACGATCATATGCGACACCGGAAGCTGCGCCAAGACCTTTAAGATCTTCCATGGCCATCTGAGGTGTTTGAGTTCCAGTAAAGACAACACTCATTAGGGTCTTGAACTCAAATTCAACTGCTGCGGTTGCCTGATCCCAAGTAATGTATCTAGCATCAGCATTATCACCAGTCAATTGTAATGATTTGCCTTGCTCCCCTTTTTCAAGAACCTTAGCCCCCACATTACCGAACATTGCGAATACTGGGGAAGCATGATAGTCATTTGTGTCACCAACATTTGAAATTAACGTTTCAATCCTTTCAATTGCAGATTGGACCTCTGACCAAGGAGGTAACGGTTTCGAATAATATGTGATAGGTATTTTCCCGTATGTATGTTTTACAGAGCTTTCAAAAATCCATCCATCATTCCCGACACTGGATAAAACCACTTCACCAGATCGGGCCTTTCTAAATTTAAGGATATAGGTATCTGAATAGATATCAAATCTTTGATCTTTTTCAACTGATGATCCATTGAAATTAGGATCTCCTATCAATTCAGAAAATTTCCTCGTTGACTCATAGATCATACCGAAATAGATCATCTTCCCGTAATCATCATACACCGGTAGAAGCTTATATCCCAAATCAGGAGATACGACTTTACATCGCATTCGAAACTTACCATTTGGCGCAAGATCTCCCCAATAACCAGGTTCAACAGGTTCGGAATACCAAAGCTTAGCAACTTGAAGCTCACTAAGCATACGCCTCGCAACTTCCTTTTCAATGAAGGAAATCTTATTGTCTTCACGGATCTTCTTCACCATGTCATATAGCTTCTTTTCAGCATCAGTAACAGGATTCGCTTCTAGCTGAATCTTTGATACATTCATGAATGACACACGGCGCTTGACAATAAGCGATTGAAGATTTACACCGATGCGGTTAACATCAATGTATTTGGTTGTATACTGGTCTTTACCGTCTTTATCAAGTAAAGGCTCTCCATTTATACCTAAAACCTTCTTTCGAACTTTCTTTTTAGGCCGTGCATTTTCAGTAGCATTAAAGATTTGATGTTGAGTAACATCGTATTCTTCTCTAGCTTTTGAATATGTAGGCGCAACCATTGCCCCAACCGCTTCAACAATAGCGGGCAATGCTGGTATAGGCAATGTGGTTGCCTCTTGTTTCTCTTGTATTTTCTTTGCCATTATTTTTATATTGCGGTTAGGGGTTAATTAAACAGATCAAATATTGAGTCGTCTACTTCTTGAAGATTTTCCCCAAAGTTTTCTGCCATTCCGGTTAAAGTATCTGGACCATCATCAAAAGCATTTTTACCTTTTGCTAAATATCCTGTTACATGCTTATAGAACTTAGGCCATCGTTCCTTCCAGCCTACAGGAAAATGAATCAGCATATTGACTTTAGCTGAATTGGTAAATATTCTAACTTCCTTATTCTGTCCTTGGTGAAACCAACTTACCTCAGTGTTGAATGCTTTGAGATTTACCAAATGTGCTTCAACATTTCGAGCGAAACCACGACCACCATTATTACTTTCGATCAAAGAATATTGTACTTGGTTATAAGCTAACTGACGGGCTGTCTCAGGTTCGGTTATCTCCATTGACTGATCTGTGTATAGAACATCAACAACGTAAATACCTAACTCAGTTTCATCATATGCGATTGAACACAAATGATCTTTACCTGTATCAGCTGTATCAGTATATGATTTTCTAATCTTTTCTTTAGATGGAGGAACCTCAATATATTCCTTGAAAGTTTTATATAGGAAGCCTTCCTTAGGTTGTGGATCCTGCATGTATTGCCTGCCAAAAATGATCGGATTAACACCGTTCATTTTTAAAAGTTCATTAAGGGTATGTTTAAATTCCCATAAAGCACGGCCTTCATGCAGCTCCTGCCCTTCTTCAACGATTATACATGGTAGACTAAGTACGGTCCATTCACCAGGATAATTTTCTAAAACGTGTCCGCAAAGATCTTTCTCATGAAGTCTTTGCATAATAATGATGATTGGAGTATTACGGCTGTTTACGCGATTGATGATCGTTGAGTCGAAACGATTATTTACACGTTCACGAACTGTCTCACTATCCGCGTCATCTGGCTTGATGGGATCATCTATGATCAAGGCGCCTGAAAAAGTTGTTTTACCCATTTCGGCAAACATCTCATCAACATAAGATTCAAACTCTTTACGCTCTTTATCCTTCTCTTCGGCTTCTTTGATTAAGTCTGGATCATCAACCTGCCCAGCACCAAAACCAGTAACCTGACCACCTGCAGCACGAGCATAAACTCCACCGCCCTCTGTCGTGTACCATTTATTCTTTGCTCCAGATCCTTTCTTCAATTCAACATCAGGGAATATTTGTTGATACGCTTCGCTAGTAACTAAATCTTTTACAGCTTCTGAGTTATCTAAAGCGAGATCATCGGAATAACTTAAGTGGATAAATTTGGATGCTGGATTGATTGCTAAACCTGCGGATATAAAGTTTTTAACTGCTAATTCAGTCTTACCATAGCGCGGAGCAATATTGATTATTAAGCGCGTTATACGCCCCATAAGAACATCATCCAAAGCATTAGCGATCTTAACATGATGCTCACCAACAACAAAACTTCTTCCATATTGCTTTTGAAAGAAGTACTGGGTGTAATTCATCATCTTTGATTTGCAGAACAATGCCAACAGTTCAGCTTTAGTCATACCGCCTTTAACCACTTCCATAGCTATTCGATATTAAAATTGCCTTTTTGAAATTCAGATAATATCCGAGTTGCTTCTTCTGGTGATACTTTCGAATGAATCGGTTCAACCTTAGCGTTGATCTCAAGATTATCTTTGTACATCGCATTGACGCGAGCAAGCTTATCTAACATTGCATCAACGGGATATAGCTCGACCTTTGGTCCAAACTCTTTCATCTCAAATGATTTGATCTTTCCTGCTTCTTTATCTGCGGCAAGCTTGACTAAATCAAGACGGACCTGTTGAACGATTTCAATCTCAATATCATCAAATGTCGCATTTGGCTCTCTCTCCAACTGGATCTCAAGCATCAATATTTCATCTTCATATTTTACGAGACCTTCGATAAAATCATCCATTTCCTCTCCTGTATAGCCTTTACGTTCAGCAAACATATGCTTACGTAAAATAGATTCTCTTTTTCGCTCAATTAGTAATTGTAGTGGTTTAGGAACAGCTTTTTGCTTTTCAACATCAACGACAATTAAGTAGTCGTTGATGTTCGATCCTGCGATGTCAGTCATTAATTTCATGACCTTATCCGAATCCATCTTCGATTCCTTCAACCTAGCATCGATATGAGCAGAGATGTTAGGTTTCGTCAAGTTCTCGCAACCAATTGCCCTAGCTGTGTTTTCACTATACCCTGCTTGAAGTGCAGCCCTCGTTGCGTTGAAATGTGTGAGATAATTATCAACGAATAACTGTTGTTTAGGCGTTAGTTTAGTCTTTACCTCATCACTCACCTTTCACCTCCTTTACTAATTCATCAACTAGATGTTTAAACACCTTATCAACTTGATATACTTCCCGAGCCACTTTAATGCGATAGGAAGCACTTTGCTGGTTGATTCCAAGGAACTTCTTGATCGTATTACAGATTCCGTTCTCGACTTTTTCACTGAGTAGAATTGACTTAGGCGAAAAGATTAAAAGCACGGAAGCAGCAAAAAGAATCTCTGAATTACACTTCTTTGGTCCAGGATTGACAAGGTTATAGATTGCTTTCACGATGGTTTCATCCAGTTTCTGAGCTGTCAATGCTTCCCGATAATCCTCGAATGGGATATCAGGATTACGCTGAGTTGCTAGTTTTAAAATGAATTTTTCCATATTAGCAAAGCTAATTACAAAAACTAAGTAATCCAAATAGATTACTTAGTTTTTAAAATGGAGTATCATCTAGCTGTGGATTATCCCAATTTGTATACTTGCTCATGTCGTTGGAAGGCAATGTGATCGTTCCCTGAACAAATGAAAAATCAGTGATCATCGGTTCAGCAATTTCATGATCATTTGTGAAATTTGTTGTAGGACCATGGAACTGAAGTAAGATGATATCGGTCGCACCATTTCTATTTTTTGCAATTATATTTTCAGCTAAACCAACTGTCGATCTTCCCTCCTCATCTTCTGTGATCCCGTAATACTCGGGACGGTAAAGAAACATGACGATATCAGCATCCTGCTCGATTGATCCCGATTCACGTAAATCTTGAAGCATTGGTCTCTTGCTATTCCCTGGACGAGATTCAACTGCTCGAGATAACTGCGACAAAGCTAGTACAGGAATTTGAAGTTCTTTAGCCAAAATTTTCAATCCACGTGAGATCTTACTGATTTCATCAAATCTTCTTTCACCTGGAATTGTGATCAACTGCAGGTAATCGACAAATATCATTTCGATTCCATGAAGTCTTTTCATCCGTTTTGCCTTGGCGTTTAACTCAACCAAGGTTAATCCAGGCGTATCATCCCAAACGATTGGCAATCCAGATATCTCAGCACCTTTTCGGTGTATTAATTCCCAATCATGGTCATGAAGCTTTGAAGGTGTTTTAATCCTCGAAAGTGGTATTCCTGTTTCAAATGAAAGGATCCGTTGTTGCAATTGCTCCTTTGCCATTTCGAGCGAAAATATAGCAACCGGCTTACCTGATCGAGCGGCATTAACTGCTTTCTTGAGCATCAAAGCTGTTTTACCCATTGCAGGACGAGCTGCTAAAATAATCAAATCAGTTTTCTGCCAACCACCTGTCGCTGCATTCAAATCCGTGAATCCGGTATCAACACCGGTTACATCCAGCTCTCCAAGTTCTGCCTGTCTGCTCATTTCGGCAATCATGAGATTGAAAGCTTCTTCTTGGCCAACTTCTTTTCGAGTAATGATATTGTTCAGCAACTGATCACGCTTTGATTCATAGAGAGAAATCGTGTCAAAAACGTCCTCAGTGTCATCATAGCAATTTAAAATCGTCTCGTTCGATACTTTGATCAATTCCCTCTGGATGTACTTCTGAGATATAATCCTCGCATGGAATTCAATATTCGCAGAGGAAACAACGCGATCTGTAAGCAACGTTAGGTAGTAAGCGCCTCCAACTTTTTCCAAATTACCATCTTTCCGAAGCTTCTCCATGACCGTCAAAATATCGATCGCCTCAGCTGTCATTGATAGATTTTGAACGACTCTGAAGATGATCTGATGAGCATCTTTGTAGAACATTTCCGGATGCAGAATATCTGAAATCATCATGAGTGCATCTTTCTCCAAAAGAATAGCACCAAGCACAGCTTCTTCCAAATCCATTGCATGCGGAGGTAATTTCCCTAAACCATTAGCCTCTAAATTTGGCTTTGGTCTTTTGTATCGTTCTTTGTCGTAACTCATGCTAATCCGTTTCTTCTTTTTTGCACGATGGTGAACGTTGTCGTATCTCTCCATCCATTATTTTTCCACAACCACTTTCCAATCAATTCACCTTCTTTCGTGCCGGATTGACTTGGCATTTCATCACCGATGACCATTGGCACCTTTTTGATCACCCCCTCACTTGCTGTTTTGCCAAGTTCGATTTGTCGTCTGGTCCATGATTGACAGTGAGATTTTGCCTCTGTTTCTTTTTCGTGAATTTTTCCAGATCCAGCGCAGAAGATGAAAAACTTTTCAATCCACAATGGAACATCATCTGGGTTATCAATTCCTAGTGATTTACCGTAAGCAGATTGCCATTCAGAAGATGACAACAAAACCTTTTCAAGATCTTCCATTGATCGATAGCTTCCCCAAGCATCAGGAGAAGGAACTGAAGGATCTGACGAGGCGTTGACGACGGAGATTTTTTCTTCTTTTTCTTCTTCCTCTATTCTACTTTTATCTTCTTTACTTTCCTTTACTTTACTTTGCGGGTTTTTGTCTACAATTTCACCTGTTTTGTTTACATCATGTATACATGTTGCATGCATAATGGGTGTTAACTTGTACCCCTGTCCTATCAATTCGTTTACAATGTCTACATGTTGCATACATTTGTTTGCACGTCGCTTGTATGCATCCTGTATAGAGTTTACAAATATTTGCGACCAGATTACACGATGTTTCCATAGCTCAGAATCAAAAACTTTGATCTTTACAAGGTCATTTATGATCGAAATTAATACCTCTTCATCGACATTACAACGTGATGCTAAGAAGGAGATTTCAATCTCATCGTTAAGGTCTAGATAATGATTATCCGCGCTCGCTAGAGCTTCTAAAAGCTTGAACCATGTTGCGTATCCATCATTGCCATATCGCTTCTCGATGAAGTCCATTTTCTTCCCATTACCTATCAAATGTGGGAAATAATCTACTGTATTCTTTTTCTGTGTAGCCACAACTTACCTCCTTCTTAAAACACTTCTTTTCATAAATTCATAGCCACTTTTAGCTTTGTTAATCTCTAACATGAGGAATTGTCCGATCGTCATTAATAAGATGGAAATACCGGTTAGTAAGGCACCTAAAAGGAATATGGGGATGTATACGATTGCTAATACTTCAATTATTTTTTTCATCTTTCGTCAATTTTAGCTTTTCCTCTCTCTTAAGGGCAGCGCATCTTTTCGAGCAACATAAGCCCCAACCTCTTTTTAAATTGCGCTTATCGGCTTCGTATGAATCTCGACAGTAATCGCAGTTTCTCTTAACGTGTGCCATATCTTTTTACCTGAATTAATAAATTATGAGGATTGATGTAGGAATTCTCCCATCCTCTTGTTAAAATAATATCACTCAACATATAACCGTCAATAGAATGAATATTATGAATCAAAATAAATTGTCCAGGATCTTGAACAATACGCATAAGTTCATCCATTGCTCTACGTGAACCAAAAACTGCTATTCTTTTCATTTCTTAACCTCGCTTTTTAAGGTATTAATGTCAATGGCCAAACCTTTTTCAATTAATCCATCCAAGTCAGCATGTAGTTTATACAGCTCTTTAAAGAACTTTAAAGTGTCAAAGCAATAACCTCTAGTGAAACCTATAGATTTTGAATTGCTGGAATATGCTATAAAGTAGTCTTTTGGGACTATGAAACTCATCCCTTTATCTACATCATAGAGCCATACAGTTCCTGAATTTGGTTTTAAATAAACATCAAGATTGAATTGTTCCATTACTTCCAAAGCTTCTTTAGAAAAACAAGACCTAAAAACCTTGAGCCACTCATCTTTTGTTAGGTCAGACAAAGGCCTAAGGATTGGCTTAATCTCTGAAAGAACTACTTTTTTATAATAACCATACTTGCGACCTACAGATAACAATATATACTTCTTATATATTTCTATTTGTTTTATCTCAGAAATGCGACTACCATATATTTCATTTGGCTGATTATTTGCCCAATCCATGTAGTCACTTCCTTTTCTAGCGTAAAAATCCTTAGGCTCTTGTTTCTTCCAATCGGATAATTCCTTAAGATTAGTTATACCACTATACTCGACTTTCAATCCATATGGTAGATACCATGTTAAATGTTCAAATGTTAATTTTTCCATAATTAAATATATAATTGGCCTTTTACGTTAGCCTCAGTTTGAATAATGTTGATTTGAGCACGCCATTTCATAGCATCTTGAGTAGTTGGGAACGGTTTTAGCGTATTTAACCCACTAATGGTAAAAAGGACTTGATTAGTCTTATCAGGATCTATTCTAAGATTTGAGAATGTTCTCATCTTAGATAGTGAGTTGGTTTCCTTATTATAAAGGAGAATGTATTTCCCTTTATCAAATACCCATCCCAATACCTCGTAATTTGAATCTGTATCAAGGAATGGACCGGTTAATTGGTTAAAAATCGATTTGGTGATTTTCACTTTTTTGAGTTCTACTACCATAATTTTGAGATTAAAAAAGCCCTTGGCAGGAATCCCCAGCATCTCACAACTGGTTCATCCTATCAAGGGCTAAAATGTCTTTATAAATTGTATTGATGTGAGATGATACAATTAAGTAATCCAAATGTATAACTTAATTTCAAGTAATCCAAATGGATTACTTGTATTTTGTAAAATTAAATTAATTGCCCACTTCATGATACTCAGGAGCGATGTCGTAAACATCCTTTTGAACCTCGATCGGAACTACTCCTGCGTGTTCAAGTTCAATTGCTCGCTTCTCTGACTCTAGCCTATCCATTATGTTATCAACAAGCTGATGCGGCAGAAGACAAAAGAATGAAACTACCCTATCCATTGCTGATGCCATGTCGTATTCGAGCTCATCAGCATCCTTAAGGTTATACTTATGCAATAATGAGTTTTTCATGCCCTGAGCACCTTTATAGATCTGAGCACTAAAGTTTTTTAAGGTTTGATCTTTTACCTCAGAATCAAATAGATTGTTTCTCCATCTATTCTCGACGAGCTGTGCGATCGTGCCAATGAATTGAACATCTTTTAGTATGTTGAACTCACGTTGCGGAGTTAATTTAACTTTGATTGCTGGCTTGGGAATTATTATTTGATTCATGATTTTTAGATCTTAAGTTTCTGATATTATCTGAAGCGGCAGAAAAGCCCTTTAAAATTATTTGAAAACCTTCCTTTACTTCAGATACCAATTGGCTCAGGTTTTCATCTTGACACTCGGGAAAATCAAACTCTTTGAATCGTGAGTATAGGTTATTTACTTTTTCAATGTCTGTCATGGTCGATTTTTTCTAAGTACATATTTGCACAATTAATTGCTTCTTTCTTCACCTCATTTAGTTGACCTTCTCTTAAAAATGGTATCTCAAGCTCTACCCAATTTTCATCGACTTCCTCAAAATCAGTAATTAAGTCAGCTGTCCATGGATCGCTTTCACGCCAACGAATATAGATGGTGTATCTAGTTTCATTGTAGATGAACTGATAATAACATTGATATGGAAAGCCACACAGATCATTAAGCCATTCATTTAAATGTAAGTTCATAATTAAAACGGTGTTATATTAAAGTTGTCAATTGTTAGTCCTGCAGTAGCGATCGTAACAGTTTTTAATGTTTCATCTTCAATTCGCTGTTTGAAGACTTTGGCGTCCGAGTTCCTATCGGATAAGTGTATAAGAACGATATTGTTAACAGCTCTTAAATCATTTGCTTTAAGCGTTTCTAAACAAGTTTCTACACTCATATGGGATTGAATAACCCGATTTCTTAGAAAGCGATTACCTGCTAACTTTTCATCAATTATATCTTGGCTATAATTAGCTTCGATCAATATGTTATTTAATCCAGGGAATTGATAATTACAGTAGATCGTATCGGTAAGAAATAAAGTTGTTCCCATTTCAGGATGCTTAATTAAGAAGCCACATGGCTCATTAACATCATGGTGTGTATCAAAAGCAATCACATCAAATGGACCTAACTTGTAAATTCCTCCCTTTTTAACAGCATTGAAACGATGGTGAACACATTTTAAACCTTTGATCGTTCCGGCGGTAGCATAAATATCAATACCTGACTTTACAGCATCCCTTACCCCTTTGCAGTGATCCCCATGTTCATGTGTTACTAAGCATCCGACAACCTTACTCAGATCGAAATTCAAAGCCTGCTTGATTCTTTCAAATCTTACCCCACACTCGACAATAAGGGTTTCCCCATTATTGTCGGTGAAAAGGTAGCAGTTACCATCACTATTGCTGTTTATGATGTGTAACCTCATTAGAAGTCCATTTCAACTTGATCATCACCTCCAGGATTCTCATTTGGTTGCATAGCTGAACGTTTTGGCTCATCTGGAACAGAAACAGGTTTCTTTTCTATAGGTGCATCTTTAATTTTGATTTCCTCTACCACAATAGCATCCTCAAAAGAAATAGTCTGCTTATTTGCATTTGCTCGGATTTCAGTCTTAACCTGATCTGTGGTAGCATCATATTGCTGATCTTCCTTTTCATAAAGAACACTATCATCTGAAGATCTAATCAACAGTTTACAACCACGGTTGATGACTGTTTTTATTGCCATTTGATCACTAAAATTTTTATGGGCTCCGCTATTACCTTTTGATCCACCTTGCCCCCAAGCAAGCTTTATTTGTGAGATATTCATAATCTCAACATCCTTAGTTCCGTCGGCCAATTCATATGCGAAGTATGCACCTATTACTTCGCCACCAATTGTCTCAAGTGACTGCTTATGCTTTAAGATTCTAGTGCGATAAGGAAATTCTAGATCTGTTTCAAATTCAAACTCATCACCTTTGAAAATTGCTTTTTGGTTATGACTTACTAATCCACCATATCTTTTAGCTAGAACCAAGTTCCCTGTATATTCAGGTGAGAATTCTAATGTTTGACCATAGGCGATAAAATCACCCTGTTTTTTTAAGGGAGATAATCCCCAAACAACCATTTTAAGTAAAGCGTTCGCAATGCTTTCTTTAGTACATGCCTGAAGTACAGGATTGTTATTACGATCTTTTGTTTCCTGCAATACAAGCCATGCACTTTTTAATGCATTTTCCGGACTATAATCCTTGGGAATTCTAAGTTCGCCCGATTGTTGAAATGAAGTGATCTTCGCTAATACTGACGTTGTAATATTTTTTTCTTCTTGTTGTGCAGCTACTGCAGATTGTTGATTAGACATAGTTATTATTTTAAAATTTTATAAATACATTGGTTCAATTTTTCAGAAGGCATTGGCATTCTGATTTTACCAAACCACATTATGGCTTGGTGATCGCTCGGGAGCATAAATTTGCATCCCGAGCATGACACCTTTTTTATTGATGAAAGTGGTGTGGTAGATTTTTTAGCCATTAGGCAGTTTTCTTAAGCTATTTGGAAATGGAGTCCAGAATAGGATCTTTTCATCGGAAACACCCATAAACCAAACCCATTCCTTTTCACCGACTTGCATTTTAAGTCTATGATTATTCAGTACCGATCCAGTATCTGTCATTATCAAAACCATTTTGGTAGTTTCAACATCTTCTCCATTATTAATTAGATCAGGATAATTTTCAGGCATTTTATCCTTACAACTGATCCATTTTGGAGCAAATTGATCAGCATATGCTTCTGCTACTTGACAGGTAATTCTATCTAAAACTTCCATTTCAAATAGTCCTCTGTGCTCATGCTCTAGCTTGCCTCTCCAGTTACTGAAACCGTTTGATTGAGCCACCTTGTCTTTTATTTCATTTAAACTTTTCATTACGCTACTCTTAATTTCTCGTCTTGAGGTGAAACAATAAGGTTAATTGTCTGCGCTGCAGTATCAGGAATTACGGATACAGATTCACGGTTATCGAGGAATACAGGAGCAGTTACACCATAGTGAGCGGAAAGCGTATTGATAATATCAATTCCGACTAAAATCTTACCTGCAGTGTTTAGATCTGAGAACGGCACCCCGTTATAAGTCGTTTGACAAGTTGGCTCTTCCCCGCCATTGATCAATTTCGAGAATAACTTGAATTTAGCATACTTGAACATTCCATTAACACGATTCTCCAATTCCTCAGACTTAGCTTTCTCGTACTTTTCAGCAGCGAATTCTTGTTTTTCAAGCGAGGCAAGTTCCTGAGACATGGTTTTCTCTTGATCTTTCAACTCTTTAATACGTACATCAGCTTTAGCAATTTGGTCGGCAGTATTCAATTTTAGTTTATACGAATTCAGATCTGCATTGATTACCCCTTTTTTCAAGCGTAGGTCATAAAGATCTACAGGAGTAGTTTCTAATTGTCCGGTCAATTCTGTGATCTTAGAAGTCTTAGTGGCAATGGTAGCATCTTCCATCACGCGCTCTTCATAAGATTTCACAACAACCTTATTAGAGTCAGCATTTGAGATCTTAGTCTTTAGATCGGTAATTGATCCTTTTAAGGTGTCAATTGATGATGAAATAGCGCTATTGGTCGTTTTAAAGTTTTCATTAGCCTGAAGGATATCAGCATCACGCTTATCTAGGTCATTTTTTAAACCTGCGCCTTGAGCGTTCAATCCTTCAAGCTCATTTTTTTTGATCTTATTGAATTTAAAGCGTATTTCTTCAATATTATGCGATTCGTGCTCACGTCCACACTCTTTACACATTGTCTCGTTAGGATCGAGTGTACGAGCATTCACGGAAGTAAATAGAATCCGTAAGCTTGCTATACGATCATTGATATCTTGTTTATCGCGCTCGATACGTGCCAATTGATCAGTATGTGAACTCTGCAACTGATTAAATTGATTTTCTTGCAAACGCAATTGTGACTCTAATTGAGATAATCTTGCTTTATCTTCATTCGCACCTGAATTAGCCGTTGATACTTCTGAATTATATGCAGATCGATGAGCAGATTCAATATTTTGAATCTCAAGTTTAAGAGCATGGATCTCCTTTTGAACCGATTGAATGCGTGTATTTTCAGCCTCATTCGCTGCGTTCTTATCTTCGATAGCTTGATCCAAAGCATCATATTCGGTTTGTAATTCCGTTATACGAGCCTGAATTTCCTCCTCATTTACAGGTTCAGGTTTACCGCGTTCAGCTTCATCTATGCGACCAGGTATCTCAGCTAATTGTTCTTTCAGCTTTTTCTTCTCACCTGAGACCTTAGCTTTGAACTCTTTCAAGGTTTTACCATCCAAAGAATTAAGTAGTTCTTGCAACTCAGGATATTTACCAGTCAAGAAGCTATCAGTGATCTCACCTGAAATCTCAGATAATACAGCTCTTTGATCTTGCCATTTTTGAGAATTGAAGTAAAGAGGATTAGTGATCAACTTAAATACATTCTCGGGCATTAGATCATTGACCTTAGACTGAAACTCACCTGCTTGCAACGGTACATCATTCCAGAAGTATAGATGTTCATTTCCTGAGAATTCAGCCACCTCCTCACCTCTTTTCTTTGTCCACTTTTCTTTTTGGATATGGCGGATATAAATATCTTGGCCATCTACCTCGAGAACAGCGGAAACTTCATTTTCCGTGCGATCGGTCGTGATGCCTATCTGATCCAAAGGTTTTACATTAAAATCTTTACGATCATTTGAATCTTTTCCAAAGAGCATCCAGGTGAAGGCATCGAAAATAGTTGTCTTTCCAGAGGCATTAGCACCGTATATGTTGGTGATGAAATTGAAATCAACTGTAAGTTTCTTTACTCCTTTGAAGTTGATTAATGTTAGGGTTTTAATTAGGATATTCATTTTTTTATGATTTATGATAATAGATTTAATAATTGTTCAAGCTTTTGGTCGTTGTCAACTTTTGTTAGTTCGATGTAGTTTCCTTTTGTGGTTACTTCTACTTTTTGAAGATTCGAGATCTCGATGACAACATTTCCCTTTTGGATTCTATGATCGACAAAGAATTCATCTTCATCCTGCCATTCGCTCCTCTCAAATCCCAGAGCTAATAGTTTTTCATTAGTTATCATTCTTTGTCCAATTTGATTTTAACACCTTTGTCCTTGAAATATTGGGTATTTATGTATTGAGCAACGGTACCAGATGAAGACAAAGCCTGAATCTCCACTCGATCGATTTGCCATGATTTACCGATCTCACCTCTTGGAGTTATGAGACCATCTTTGATCCAGCTGTCAACTTTACCTCTTCCGTATAATCGATATGCCTCTGATTTATTCATATAAGGCTTAATTGCACCTGTATCGGTTAATGCTTGCGTTGCCCCTAGCTTTGCAGCATCGGTAAGCATGTTGCGTAATTCGTAATCAAATACTGATCTCATAATGACTCCTTTGTTACTTGAATAATTCCCTTTTCCCTATCTACTACTGTAGGAAATTTATAATTTGGAGAAACAGACTTCATTTTTCTACTAGCTGCTTCTTGAACTGCCCTAGCGTGACAGATATCAAAATGAAGTGTTTCGCCTTTATTCATTTCTGAAATCAATCCAGCAACTGTTGGCTGAGGTTCTATTTTTATGATTTTCATGATTTTATTAGTCCTTTTTGGTAAGCGAAAATTGATAGTTCTGCTTTGTTCTTTAATCCTGTTTTGATTCGAATATTTTGCAGATGAGTAGATACTGTATCTGGGGAAATATTCAATTCAGATGCTATGATCTTATCTGGTTGTTTAACTATCTTCAAAACTTCAATTTCTGATTTCGTTAAAATTCCATTTGTAACTTTAATTGAACAGCATAACTTTCCTTCATATTTACATGTACCTCTTAATTCACATTCGACATATTCCGTGTGGTTTACTTCACCTTTATCTGTGAAATCAGGCTTGTCATCAAGCCCACCAAATCGACAAAGGATATATCGGTATGTCCAATCTTCACGTATTAGGTTTTCCCAACTTGACAATGACCATAATGCGTCTGGCTGATTAAGCATATCGTTCTCTACCCACTCTAGTACTTTTTGAGGTAGATCTGGCCAAGTGTGAATTTTAAAATTGTGAACGCAATACAGTCTTGATTTCACACTGAAAAACTCAGCACCTTTGTCAATCATTCCTGCGTATATTCTGTTATTATGCATAATGGTACTATTATACTATTGTGGTAAATGACTGTTAATTGTATCTTTGTTTTGTTCGTATGGTACAAATATAAACCACTTGGTTAACATTTCAAAGTTAATGATAAACTAAATGGTTAATATATAATTAACTAATTGATTTACAGTGAGTAAAAATTTCAATATAATTTCTTATTTAAAGGAAACTAAAGGATTAAATGGGGCTTCTATAGCTAAAGCTTTAAATGTCAGTCCTGCCTTTATAAGTAATTTATCAAAAGGTAAACCAGTTGGTAAAGAATTAGGTGAGAAGTTTGCAAAAGCATTTGATTTATCATTGCAATTTGTACTAACAGGCTCTGACTCCAACATTGAGTCTGATATTAAACATATACACCAAAACGCAAAGGATTTAGGAGATCCTACTATATATGATGATGAAGGAAATACAAAATTTATTGAGATTAGTCCAGGACGGTATCGCATGGGGGTGGAATTAGTTCCAGAATATGCAAGAGCCGGATACTTAGCTGGGTATGCAGACCAGGAATATATAAGCGACCTTCCATTGCATTACATAACTGTTGATCGTTATGTTCGCGGAAAATACAGAGCATTCGAAATTTCAGGTGATAGTATGGACAATGGTGATATAAGAGAAGCTTTACCACACGGTACCATAGCTACAGGAAGAGAAGTTAAAAGAGAATTGTGGGATAGTAAATTTCACAACCACCAATGGCCTAACTGGATATTTATCCATAAGACAGAAGGGATAATAGCTAAACAGATAAGTTCGCAAGATGTGGTAAAAGGTACCTTGACTTTAAAATCTTTAAATCCTGATAAAGATACTTATCCCGACTTTACTGTAAACATTGATGATCTTATTCAGATATATAACGTAGTAAAAAGAGAACTTCAGTAAATATGCCTAAGGTTTGGTGCACGTCGACAATTGAACTTGAGGTTATGAATATTGTAAAAGAATATCTTGAGGATGAACTTAAGAAATATGATGGCATTTTAGATGGCGGTATTCACTTTAAATATAAACCAAAGGATATTCGCGTAAAAGTGATCGAATTAAATTGCACTGATTACAAAAATTCATCATCACTTGACAATCTTGAAAACTGTGTAGTTAATATAAACTATCAAGACGAGGATCAGGATCTTACTGAAGAAGTTACAGAATACATTTACAATGTGCTGGACCATGCGGTCGTGAGAAATTTGTATTTCGAATCTATTCGGAAGGAAGTTCGCAAAATATCTCCTTACTTATGGTTAGGAAACAACTTTTTAGAAATAAAGAATAACACCATATATAAAAATAAAAAACACAATGACAGAGTTGAATAA